ATTTTTTTTCTACAAATTTTTTTAAAAAATTCCAAACTAGTTTTTTTATTTTTCCTCGGAAGATTTTTCCTCGGAGGGCTCTTCTTCGATAGTTGCTGGCGCAGCATCAAGACGTTGCTTTTGTCTCTCGGCAATCTCCTCGGCTACAATCTTGTCAGCCTTCTTGACGAGTTCCTCCATGGGAGTATCGGGCTCCTCCTTTTGAAGGCGCTCGAGTACCTCAGCCGGATGACTGATGGGTGGCTCATCGGGTTTGTTGTAAAACTTGGAGTTCTCATCACCTGGTTTGTAATAGTTTGGCTTTCCATCCGCATCTGTAGTCTCAACCATGTCACGCTTACGCTCGTTGAACATCTTCGCTGCCTGGGCTTGATTCTCCTTGTATCCAGTCATCAACTCCTCCAGCTTTTCGTTTGTATAATGGGAATCTTCAATCTTGGTGGGGTCAGGGGGAATGAGCAACCACTTATACATATCTACGACATAGATATCAAAAGTCGCATCTTCCTTTTGAAGCCTTTTCGCGTGGGAAGCCGCCTCATCGCGCGTAGCAAACGCACCCCTGATCTTAATACCAAACTGGTCATTTTTCTGTGGAGCCTCTGGGCCGACGATGGAAAGGCACGCAAACAACTGACCGGGAACGGTAGTGTAATCTTGTTCAAGAGACATTTGTACTTTTTACTGTACTCTAGGCTTTAAACTGTTTTTTAACCTAAGTTGTTTAAAGATATTGAGATATTATCAACCATGGAAGAGATTCGTCGTCTACACAATGACGAGAAACGAGCCCTGATAGAACTCGTTACTCGAAAAGGAGATAGTATACTCGACGTCGGATGTGGATTTGGTGGTGATCTTCAAAAATGGAAAAAGGTAGGTGCAAATATAAATATGTGTGAACCCAGCGAGAGTGCGTTAAATGAAGCCAAAAGTCGGGCAAAAAATATGAAGATACGTGTTAATTTTTATCACGGGGATATACACTCGTGTCCAAATAGAAAGTATGATATCGTGTGTTATAACTTCGCGTTACATTACATATTTGAAGATCGCGATACGTTCATGAACAGTTTACATGCTATAAAAAAACGATTAAAATCTGGTGGTTTATTTATCGGAATCATTCCAGATTCGGAAAAAATTATATTTAAAACACCGATGACGGATGAAATGGGTAATTTTTTTAAACTAAAAGAAACGAGTTATGGCAATTTCGGTGAGAAATTATTTGTACATTTAGCGGATACACCGTACTATGCAGACGGCCCTAAATCCGAACCCCTGGCACATAAAGATTTATTAATAACACAACTCGAAAATATGGGATTCAGTATGGAAAAATGGGAAGGGTTATCAGGAAATTCAATCTCAGAGTTGTACAGTAAATTTATCTTCGTATATAGAAATGATAGTTCTGGTCGTACTATTAATAATTAATTATTTGATTTATTCAAATTTAAAACCAAATCAAAAGTTAGTAGAAGTCAGGGAAAAGTACAAGACACTGAGAGAATATTTAATAGAGACTGATAACCGCGATTTTGAGGAGATATATCGCGAAATACCCTTAGTCGCGTACGAAAGAATGTCATCTTCTGTTGGATACAACACAAATAAGGGTCAAGAGATAGGTATATGCTTAGATGGTGATGTAAATGAGATATTTCACGTGTTACTTCATGAATTAGCACATTGCGTTGTGGATGAATATACACACAGTGAAGAATACTGGAAAAAATTTGACGATTTGAAAATGATCGCGATCACACTTGGCCTTTATAAATCTATTCCAGAGGAAAGTCCCTTTTGTGGCAAACATGTATCGGATAAATAATATTTATTTATATAAATGGATATAGATCCCGTTTCGACTGTATCGGCCTCCAGACTGGTCGTATCGTTGGTGTCTTGGTTTTTACTTTTGTTTGGTATAGCCATCATTCGCCTTGAATTTGCGTACTGGCTCAATGGTGTTTTACTTACGGTAATTTTACCGTTACTCATCTGGTACCTGGGTAATCACAGCATCTTCTTGAGCGTCTCAAGTGGAACAGCGGTTATAACCGCCGCCGCGGCTGGGTTATTTATTACTATGCTCACGGAGGGTATAAAGTGGAAAAGGTTAAAGCGGTATCTTAAGGAATTCGGTAAAGATCCGCAGGAGACGGCCATAGCGACCACGATAATCATGCTCAGTATGGCAGTTGCACTTGTATTAGTGTATCTCGCACAGGGTGGTGATGTGCTCGCGAGGGTACGATTTTAGAAATATCGGTTTACGATGAAGAAAACAATAGCCGCAACCGCACCAGTCGAGGCTAAGCCTACGAGACTGCGGTTTCCTTGCGTATTAAGAAACTGGGGAATAGTACTAGCTAACTTTTCCTGAACAGGTTTGCTAATAGCAACAGCGGTACAAGCGGCGACCATCACGGCGTGTAATTGCTCGTCGGTTAAATCGAACGGGTTCTTCTTTCCCTTCTTCTCCTTGGTCTCTGTACCAGAAACGGACATGGTAGTCGCGGGAGGGGGAGGTGTCATAACCTGTTGTTGAATCATCCGAGGATCGACGGCGAGGGATGGAGGTTCCATCATATCTTGTGGTTGGCCCATAATGTCAGCAATAGGTGTAGAGTCCATCATATCTTTATTTTCTCCTACATTTTTTTCTGGCATTTTTGGCACGAATGATGTCGTCTGATTATTATTAGTAAGTGGTACCATACCATCACCTGAATCGGAAAGATTAAACGTCGGAATGTCCGCTGACATTTACTGTTACAAAAGTTTTTTTGATTTAATTCTTTGCGCGATTACTTCGTTTTTGTAATTTTAATATTTGTCGATCTACCTTTTATTTTATTTGGATCTATCCTCGGTCCATTCTTTTTCGTGGTGATCATCTTTTTATGCGCTTGCCAGTATTCTGGAGCCCCGACCTTAAAATTTTTGCGAATCGTAGCTTTGTACCAAAATACACAATCTTCAATACGGTTACTCTTGCTGGTGTTATCTAATACGATACACTCATAATTCTCTGTACAGGCATCCATAACCTTGTTGAACATATCGAACGTCGGGAAGATACCAAAGAAGGATTTGTAAAGCTTTTCGCGATTTTGAATGATGTTCTCCCTTAAAATAAAGACATAATCGACATTAGCACGAAGTGCTGGAGGTAAATCCATGCAATATTGCATAGTCAGCATAAAGAAGATCTTCCAGTGACGACCATTCATAAAGCACTGTCTGATACAGGTGTCACGCATGAACTTATTGTCGTACATACAATCATCCAATAGGAGAAAGGCTCCGCAATTTGTCTTACCGGCACCTACGAGCTTTCTTTGACGGTCCATCACACGCTCGATCGCCTCCCTGTCATAGTCACCATATATAAATAGGTCAGGTATGTACTGTTGATAGTAATGATTGCCTTCTTCTGTCGCAGACAATACTATTCCAGCTGGCAAATGCTTTTTATGAAATAGAATGTCGGTGACTAACGTGGATTTACCTGTATTACGTTTTCCTATAAATACACATACCCTGTCGTCTGACATAGTTCTTGGGTTAAATTTACGTAAACGTAGATCCATCTATAATACCGCCCCGTTTTATTTCATAAAATTTTACTCACATGTATTAGGAATGGCAGGTCGTATTAGACTCGCCGTCACCGGTATCCAAGACGAATGGCTTACTGGAGAGCCAGAATTTTCATATTTCGTCGCAAACTACAAGAGACATACACGATTTTCTACAGAGGCCGTTGAGATGCCCTTCGATGGTAAATGTGATTTCTCGGGTTCGGTTGAGTGTAGAATTCCACAAAACGTAGGAGATCTCGTACGTAGTACTATGCTGAAGATAAAACTGGGAAATCTTTCTGCTGATACATCGACTGAAAAGTACAGATATAATACTCCCGCAGCTCTCAGTATCATAAAATACGTCGATCTCGTAATTGGAGGACAAATTATAGAGCGTCTTACTGGTGATTATATCTATATGTACAACCAGTTACACAATAATAAAGATGACGTGAATCAAACACTTTATTTCTTATCCGGACACGGTGAACACTTACAGGTTTCGGATTCGTATAATACGTTTTACGTTACCCTCCCCTTTTATTTCTACAGGAATCCAAGTTTAGCGATACCCGTATGTGCGATCACTAAGCAATTGGTAGAAGTACGAGTGACATTCAAGGATATAAATGATGATGTGACTTTCAAATACACGATAAATGGGTCAGTAACTACGAAAGAAAAAATCACGGAAGGATCTATACATAACGTTTCGCTCATTACCGATTTTTATTTCGTTACCGAAGAAGAACGAAACTTTTTACTCACACGACCCATGGAATATATAATATCCCAGTTACAGGTGTCTAAATTGGTATACAAACCTAACGAATCTAAGAAATCTGCGTTGTTAAAGTTTACAAACCCCGTGAAAGAGTTATTCTTCTTAGCGAAAGAGAAATCTGGAAGTTCTGACCAACTTCTCGATACGACAATCACAGATCAAGAATTTAGTACACTTTTACCTGGTAAACGTTCCGATTATAGATTAATTAAAAATATAAAGTTTGCGTGTAACGGTGAAACTATTTTCGATCAGAGTGGTCAATATTTGGCGTATGAACAATCACTTCGTCACCACACCGGCTGCCCAGACCCCGCATTTGAGTTTTACACATATTCATTCTCACTAAGACCCGAACAGCATTACCCATCTGGTCAATTAAATATGAGTCGCATAATACATAAGAAACTTGATATAGAATTAGACGAAACGTCGTCTACACGTGATATAGATGTTTCAGTATACGCATTAAATTATAATGTTCTTCATGTGGCCAGCGGTTTAGTTGGTTTAAAATTTTAACGTATAATATTAGTAATGGCTGGTCGTGTTCAGCTTGCAACAAAAGGATCACAGGATGCCTTTTTTACGGATAATCCAGACTATTCCCATTTTTTAAGAAGTTTCAGGAAACATTCTAATTTTGCTACGTTTGATGTAAAGCACGAACTTCACGGTAAACAAGACTATGAAAGTACACTAAAATGTACTATTCCCATAAATTGCGGTGATCTCATCAAGGCTGTGCGTTTACATATTGAGTTATCGAATCTTTTACATGACGGTTCGTATCAAAGATATAACGAATCTATAGGACATGCTATCATAGAATATGTTGATTTAATCATAGGCGGTCAGTTAATTCAGAGAGTGCCACGAGATTGGTTACAGATTTACTCGGAGCAGTATTTGACTCAAACAAAGCAAAATAATTTATCAAAACTCATAGGTAAATCACCCGAAGAGAGTTCCGGTAAAGCTGTTAGTGACGCATCCATCGACGGATATTTGGATAAGGCCACCACATCTCAAAAATTTATCGTTGATATTCCGTTTTATTTTCATAATAATATCGAATTAGCGTTACCCCTGTGCGCTTTAAAACACCAGGAATGTGAAATAGAGATTAAATTGAGTGAGAAGAAGGACTGCTTATACAAATGGTCTTCCATGACAAATACAACGACAAGATCCAGTGATAACACGACGTTTAACGTTACGGTATCAAATGGTGTGTTTGATATAGACAACAATCCTCAAGCCACACTCACACTTCAACGGGGTCGTACGTATATATTTAATTATTCTTCGGCCGGACATCCTTTTAAACTATCCAAAATAGCAGATGGTCGAACAGCACTGGGATTTGTTGATAGTGGTTCCATATTAGGTGTGAGTGATGGTGTTACGGATCTCAATTCCATAATAACATACGTTGTTCCAGACGATGCACCCGATACAATCTACTATTATTGTAATAGTTCTGGTCATGTGGGTATGGGTGGTACGATAAACATACTCGAACCATATTTTGATCCATCTAAAGCTACCATAAACGATATCTCTTTGTACACCGAAACCGTACAATTAAATGAACCCGAAAAAGTTAAACTCGAAGCCACCAAAACAGATTACATAATCACACAACTCCAGAGTGATTTGTTTCGAATACCCGTGTCAACGCAAGACGGATACGATTCAATGAAATTTAGGATGGAGTTCATAAATCCGGTGAAAGAGTTATATTTTGTGATCGCCAGAAAAGGTGATGACATAACACTTTTTAATTATGATCATTCTTCGCAGATCTACCCTTCGAGTGGTTCAAACACAAAATACATTAATTATGAAAATTTAGTCACATTAGAGATGGAACTCGATCGAGAAATCATATTAGATGAACGTTCGGGTGACGTGATTAACTTACGCGCGGTTCAGAGTGGAATACACCACTCCAGGACACAGTTATTCAGGAGATTTTACTCGTATAGTTTTGCTCTCGAGCCAGAAAAATGGTATCCAACGGGTCAGAAAAATTTCAGTTTGATCAAAGATCAGCACATAACCTTGAAATTGAATAACGATACGACGTACGAAAGAGAGCTTAGAGTTTATGCGCTCAGTAATAACATATTGCAGTTTAAAGATGGAAGCGCACGACTTCTCTTCAACAGTGGCAAAATCGGCAATTGATATTGTAACACCCGTGTTTGAGAATGCGGTTGTGTTATCGGGACAATACGCAAAAGCGTGTGGTCGAGATGTTATACTTTCCAAGGATATGGAATATTGTATGAAATATTGTGCTATGAACACAGTCGGTAAACAAATTGGATCATATTTTCCAGAAATTTACGAGGAGGAAGAATCCGAAGGTGAAGAAGAAATTGAAACGGTAAATGAGGAAGATGAACCACCATTTGAGCCGTACTCAGGGGATATCGAGTTATTTAAGTCTATAAATCACGCATATGACGCATGGGAAAATTGGAAACCAACCAATCCGTCAGAAAAAATGATAAAAAATGCTATTGATAGTAATGAACACCTCTCCTCCGCGGGGATGGAAGAATTCTAATAAAAAGATAAAATCTTTTAAAATTAGTGATGAAAGTTCTGATTCCGATACGGATTCTGAGTCTAGCACTGATACAGAAGAAGATAAAAATATCAGGGGATATGAAAAAACGCAATATAAAAAGTTAGCGTTTGTAGAAGATCTTCTTCCAGAATAAAATCTCGATATATTATAAAATGTCTTCCCCAGTACCCGCTGATATGCTTTTAGCTATTTCTCGCGAGCTCGAGACCCAGTCTCTTAACGCTGTCGTCGCCGGCTTCTCCTTCGCCGCTGCCCTTTCTTGGATGGATGTCGTCCGCTGGTCTATTCACCAGGTCGTCCGCGTTCAGAAGAACGGTGGTATGAACTACGCGCTCACCGCGCTCTTCACCACCCTCCTCTCCGTCGTCGTCTACATGGCCATCTCCAGGGTTTCCTCTCGCGTCAGGAAGCCCGCTGCCCCCACATACGCCGTCACTCGCTAAGCTTTTTAGGTTTAGCGACGAGTATGAAGAAAATACCTGCAGCGATTATAGCAAAAATATATATCATACCATTCCATCTATTCGGATCCTCAATACTGGGTATACGAATTGGTGGCGGTAATTCGAACTTCTTATCAACCTTAGGTACATTCTGTAGTTTATCCGTACTACATTCTATGTTTAGTTTCAATATATGATTCGCATTTCTAAAATCGTATGGAATTAAACGATTATTACTACTATAAAAGAACTGTATACGTAATTTTGATATGTTTTGTGCCCCCGTGTCAAAATTATGCTCTACCGCATCGTCGGCGCCAGAATAGTTAATCACGTCCCCACACATGAGAATACGTCCCGTATAAAAGGGTGTATCGGAATATACAGTTTTAGTCAATTCGTCAGCGCCGTTACTGATTTTTATGATGAGGGCATCTGGACCCTGTAAATTGATACTTCCCGTAATTAAAAGATCGGCAAGACCACCCGTAGAAGGTGTATTCGACCTCGCGTTATTCGCGGGTAAACCAAGTATATCATGAGGAGTTGTATATCCTTCTGTAGCCACCGAAGAATGATACCCGTTTGTGCCATCATAAAATTTAAATGAAAAATCGTGATTACCAGCGTTTGCACCGGCCGTCACGGCTATTTCGTTTTTGTCTTTGTTGTATGCGAATACTATAGGATCAGCATTGTACGTATTACCTCCTAATGCAGCGTCTAACGCAAGGTTGACTCTAGTTTGTAATTCTGTCGCTAAAGTATTACCTCCATAGTTACCAGGAGTTAGTGTTACGGTTACAACTGTTTCTGTCGGTGTGGTATGAAGAACAAAATCAAACGTTTTATTACGATCATTAATTAAAAATTGACTCGCGTGAATACGAGCAGAAACTATAGACAATTTCTTAACATCGTAAATGGGATGACGTAATTCGACAACGTAGTCTCCTGGGTTCGGAAACGATACGGGATCGCGTTCACTACTATCTATATCTAACGTGTATACGCTCATTAAAATATGTGGATAATATTTTAATGGGTGTTATTCTACAATTTTTATTATTTAAAAATAGTTCTGTGCTACGGGGTTGGTGCTGAGTTGCTTTTTAGCTATACCGAGACTGGAATTGCTCGCGTTAGGGTTGTAATGACCCTTGAAAGAATTGAAGTTGTGGTAAGCGTTATTCGTGTACTGCTGTGTCCATGCACCATCTGCGGAGTTAATACGACCATCTATACGAGTCTGATCGGTCCTGGCTGCCGTTGGCATACCACCCTGATTAAGAGGACCCGCACGGACATTCATTCTACCCGCATTGCCCATCCGATTTGGTTTACCTCTGCGATCATCGGGGCGGAATCCGTGTGCAAATAGTTCATCAGCCGTATAGGCAGATCCGTATGTACGCTTTTCACCTATCTTAGTAGCAGGAGAATTGACGTAACCGTGAGCAAACTTATGAATACTGGGTGCGGGGTTATTGTTGTATCCATATTGTTCGGTATTACCATCCTTCTTATTTCGGGTAGGGTCGGGAGCGAGAGTAGATCCAGATACCAATCGCTTGGCTCCGTTAAATCCTAAATTATCCGTTCGAGCACCCGTCTGAGACCTGTTAGTTAATCTCTTGGTGTGCTCATGCTCGGACCGTACAACCACACCCGTCATACCTTGAGCTCTACCCGCCTGCGCAGGGCGACGCTCAAACAAGTACGCGGTTTTCTCAGGCCTATTTTGGGCAACGTCCCCAGCTTGGCCACGACGACCACCACTGATGTCGAAAGCGGGACCACTTCGGCCGGGTAGTGTAGTGAGACGATACGCTCCGACGTTTTCGGGGTTTACACGGAAAAGCTGATGCTGACCACCGTATGCGGGAACTTCTGGACCTACACCTAAACCTGGACCTACGAGCTGTTTTTCAATAGGAGAGAGATTGTTCATACGACCATTATCAAACATACGATTTCTCATTTCAAGAACTTCTCCGCCACTCGATCGCGACTGGGGTACGATGTCGGAAAAATTATTTGTTTCTAATTTCCTCTGGGGTATTCTGTTAAGACTATCATCCAACGGTATCTCATCAGGAACCTCTGGAGTAAAAATTTCGGTGTCTTCTTCCATCTCATTTTGAATTCTGATTTCAGATTCTTTTTTGTCACTGAATCGTTTTCCTAAATATGCCAAACCGGCGATAGCAGCTATGGAAACGGGATCAGCCATTCTTACTTTTTGGTGAGATTTTTATTGAAGATATCTTTGACTGAACACACTGTTCTGAACTTCCGCACGCGTACTCGCGGGCTCATACCTCTGAGTTTCGAGAGGAAGCTTACAGTGTACGTCTTGGAGAGGGAACAGATTTTGTTCATACGTGCGAGCCAGAACTTTGTTAAACTGGCTTGTGGATTGGGGTCGTAAACGATCACTCGTTTCGATGTATTGGGCGGGGGCACCTTTACCCGCCATGTAGGGGGCGGTGCCGTAAAGCATTGTATTTGGGCGGCTGGAACCGTAATTTAATGTGCTGGGCTGAGGATAGACAAACACTTCTTCAGTCGCGCAAACAGAAGGCCTCGCTGGGTTTTCTACGATTTTCATTCCTGGTTGGAGTTGGTACGCCATTTTACTATTACATGAGAATATTATCTAAGTCATCAAGGATATGAAGATCCCCTAATCATACCGCTACGTTTATCACCGTTAGGTTGTAATCCTCCGAAGGCTTCCAATTGAACACCCCGAGCATCTGGGTCACAGTACCTACTATCTGTGCGACACAAAGGCCCCTGTTTCGCACCATATAACCATTCGGCAAAGGCGGTTTGGTCACCTGGTATGTCTGTCACGGGAGTAGATACAAACTGTCGCGCAAGCGCGTTTCTTTGCTGCTCAGGCCAGGGGGATCTGGATTTTTGGGGACCGTATGGTATTCTGTCTAACATCTTTTTATCAACTCTATCTTTTACTGTCGTATAATCGCATGCTGGTAATTTATTAGGATTGTCGGTGTAGTCCGACATTAAAACATTTCCCATGGGATTGTCTTTAGTGGGCAGTTGACACATAGTATCTCCTGTAGAATCTGTTACATAAAGTTCCTTTATCATGTTACTCTTCTCCATGACGTATAAAACGCTCAAACCGGTGAGACCGAGTATTAAAATTCTCTGATCCCTGCGAATGAGATAAACTATGCACGTAGCATAGACTATGAACCGCGCAGTAGCATTTATACGTTCTGCTGACATCTGGTTTTTGGTAGGCCAAAAGTCTAAAATTTTGTCCTCCCTAATTAATTGTTTTGGATCATTAAACAAGGATACCATTTAATATATAAAACTTTTATTTTTTCAACATTCCACCAAGTAGACCCTGCATGGATTTCATGAGCTGAGCCTCATCAAGTTCATCACCATCGTTCTCCAACTTATCCGCACACTGCTTCGCCACATTCTCGATCATACTGAGCGTTTCTGGGGGAATTGATGTAATAGTAGTACCTAGCATGTATAGGGTCTGGATGTATTGCCAAATGGCGTTACGAGTACCCTCTGAAGCCTTGGGCCAGAGATTCTTAAGGTTAACGTCCTTAAGGAATTCCATATCATTAGCGTTTTCAAGGAAGAAAGACTCATCTCTCGAATTAACCTTCTCAATGTGTGGAGAAACGCTCTCCATGAATCCCGTAACGATAAGCTTACCGTTAGTGGAACGCATCATTTCAAAAGCTGCGATGTACTTCTTGATTCCCTTCTCCTCGGGGAAGGTTTTATGAAGCTCGGTGAGAAATTGTCCCATCATGTCATTGAAAGCGGTAACAGATGTCATATTGTGTATTATACGTGTATTATTTCTTTAAGCAAAATCAAAAAGGGTCTGTAGATATAACTTCACGGTGACCTATACCGTTAGAAACTATGAAATAAACTAAAATCATAACGAGGGCGGCTGGCTTGGCGTACGCGCTCGTTTCGAGGTCACCCTCATTATTAAGTTTCGCTTTGAAGTGTATGTAACCAGCTGTTATGGCACCTGCTATAAGACTGGCGGAAGCTGGATCGCGAAAGTATTCGTCCATGTCTATATAATTAATACATAGGTTTTTTTATTCTACCATCGGGGGCATCTGGAAACAGGTCCTCACTTTCGTATCCCTGAAGAGGTTGAGCTTGGGGTTGAGGGCGACCCGATTTAATCGTCCTGAACTCGTTTTCAAATGGGTTACTTTGTTGAGGCTGCTCCGGTGCCATGGGCTGCTCATCCATGGGCTGTTCACCCATGGGCTGTTCACCCATGGGCTGTTCGCCCATAGGCTCACCTTGCATTTCAGGATTTTCCATAGACGGATCACCACCTTCCATGGGTTCACCTTCACCCATCTCCTGATTTTCACCTCCGTACTCATCCACGTTATCTTCCGTGAGATCGGTATCTTGAGGATCTATCATATCGTCGGTGGTAGTCATGTACGTTTGAAGAATTTGCTGAACTGGAATAAGCTCCTTAACAGTAGTTTCTATGCAATAACTAAATCGATCGTATAACTTATCGTTTCTAGTATGTTCAGATTGAGTTTCTGAGAAAATATAGGGATCCTTATATAAATCTTTCGCAACATTCTTGTAACATGAATGAATAAATACCTCATTTGTCGGTAATTTTACGGATAGTTTCTTATTATCCTTGTTGAGTCTGACCGCGGATAAAATCTTCACGGAACTGACGAAAACAGCCGCGACGAGATCCTTAAACCACGCGCATCTATTAGCTATATTGTCCGTGTGGTCTTTGGCCATAGTTTCGTTCCACTCGGGAACGTCTTTGAGAAGTTTTTGAAACATCTGTAAGACCTTACGTCCCTTTGAAAGTTTGTACGCTTCTTCATACATTTCAACGAAAACGTCGATCATGGGAGGACACATTAATATAGACAGTTGTTCTAAGTATTCGCGTTTGGCTTCAACTAATATGTTTAAGTTATCCATATACGATATTCCCTGTTTTTATTATCTCTTGTTTCCCGCATTTCCCCTGTATCTGTTTGCGGCCTTTTTCAAATTTATAAGTGTAGGAAAATCAGTATCATCATGTGCAACCTCTTTTTTGTGTTCACCAGTCTTTCGAGTTATCCACGAGATGGAAAGTAAGAAATCTGCGAGTATTTCCACATTAAAACCCCCTAAACCGAGTTGTCGTATGATATAAGACGTAGCTTTATATCGATCGAAACTAGGAAATCCTAACACAAACGCGGGGATCAAAACTACTACAGCATTTCCACCAACATCCACGGCATTTCTTATTTTACGTGACACCTGTTCATAAATTTTAGTATATAATTCTTTTTTGAATCGTGTCCTTTTTTCTCTAATGCGCGAAATTTCATCGACGCTTATCATTATATTAGACGTCGACTAATATTTTATCGATTCTAACTCACTCTTACGAATTTCATTGTAAGGAATATGTTCCATGGCTGGAACATCATTTAAGTAAGGTGATACGTTTGTCGGTGGTTTTATATCTATGGGTCTGCTCTGAACAGCATGAACCACTACATCATCACCGTTTACGATAATTTCCGCTGTTATAGAAAATCCAAACGAAAATCCTTCTTGTTTCGCCACCATAAACATACACTTATAGAGTTCGTGGCTACTCGTTAAACTTTTAAATTTTCGTATTTGTGTAGTTTCTATGATGTAAGTGCACATATCCGTTTTCTCTTTTATGTATTTATTCGTAGCCAAAATCATCTTTTCCATGAGATCGGGGGTTATATCTATAGCCCCCTCTTGTTCCTTGTATTTTTTCATATCCATACCGGTATCATCAAACGTCACAGGTCCAACGGGTTTTTTGTATCCAGAACAATTGAAATTCTCTTTCCTGGACGAAAAGCTTATGATACATATGATTGCTATCAACAGTAGCAGTACTATCATTTAATAGTAACTCACAAAAAAACTGTGTAAATAATTTAAAAAAAAAGTAACCAATAAAATTATAACATGTCATTGTTGATTTTTAGTCCAAAGTGTAATCATAGTTTGGATATCATCGAATATGTTAATGGCAATCCTCAACTTAAGAGGTTAGTACAGTATCATAATGTCAACACCATGGGTATTCCTCCTCAGTATAGAAATAAGATTACCCGCGTACCAACGATGCTCACAAAAAATGGTAAAATTTTGGTAGGAAACGAGATTAAGAATTGGCTTGAAAGTTTATTGCCAGCTAGAGAACTAGAGTCTTGCGATTTTGGAAATTGTGTGATGACAACGTTGGATGGGGAATCTAATCAGGCGATGTTTGGATTGGATGACTACGGTCGATCTTTACAACCACCCATGACGAAAGAACTTCAAGATAAAATTAATCAAAGTGTGAGCGATGCTTATACTGATATAAAGAAATAAAGGGTAATTTATCGAGTATGAAGTTAGTAACAGTACAGGCTGCAGCTATCAAATCTACATTTGAAGTTTTAAAGGATATACTGAACGATGTGAACATCTACTTTAAGCCCGACGGAATGTATATTGTCACTCTCGATACGGCGCGATCATCGTTGGTTGATATGCATCTATCGTCGGAGAATTTTGAAGAATATGAGTGCCCCGATCAAATAGAAACTGGTGTGAACGTTACGAATATGTTTAAATTGTTAAAGACTATAACGAGTAATGATGTTCTGATTATCACCATAGACTCTAAGGAGTATATGAACATCGAAATTCATAACGAGAACAAAAAGACGAGTACTAAATTCGCTCTCAAACTCTTGGATATTAATGAAAATCAAATTGAAGTTCCGGAAACGAACATGACGATCACTACACCTATGCCTTCAATCGATTTTCAACGCATTTGCAGAGATATGTCTAATATAGGAAGTGAGATACAGATTACGAGAGAAGGAAAATATATCACGTTAACGTGTCACGGAGACTTTGCTAACCAAGAAACATCGATAGAATGCAATGATGAGTGTTCCAAGTTAACGGGTGTATATTCTCTTCGATACATGAACATATTTACGAAGGCAACGTCTATGTGTGCGACGGTACAAATAATGCAAGAGGAACAGAACCGATTTCTGATTCTGAAGTATAACGTGGCAAACTTGGGTGAACTCAAGTTCTATTTAGCCACTAAGGTAGATGAAGATCGCTGATGTAACCGGTTTTTACATCTACCGTCTTATTCATTCCTATGATGTTCTTTATTTTGATTTTAGGAAATTTTTCAAAGGTCGAATCATCGTACCAAAACATATCTTTTAGGTGTATTTTTTCTCCATAAAAGTCGCTAAAAGGCCCCGCATATCTAGATATTTTGCATAACAGGTCTTTTACGGGCTTATCTCCTGCATCCAATAAAAGAGCCGATGATAGCGGCAGGTTAAATATCATCCCATTTTGTTTCTTAGGTGGCCATACGTGATTATTATCATACGTGAGATACTTATAACTTTTATTATCGTACCAAAATTTAACTCGAATTATCATACGGGTTACGCATTCCGGTGGATTCGGAATTTTGAAATCTGTTTCGACGTCTGTATAATAGTTCGTACTTTTCTTGGTCCAATCTTTTATTTCTTTCTTCCAAAATGGATCATCGGTTTTCTTACATTTATCGTGGTCGACATAATATTCTATACACTTATTTTCAATTTTGTAGTCATGTTTATTCGATAAAATTTTTGTAAAAATTTTAAAATAGTAAATTACGTTAATTAAAAACTTATGTATAATGTTCATTATTGTAATGGAAGGTAATTTTTTAAGTCGATATAATAATCGAATAAAAGAATGGATGGATAAAATCGAGAATGATCCCGCAAACAAATCCATTTATGAATCTGAAATGTCTTATTACATATCAAAATGTTTACCTTACATGAAAGAATACACAGATGAAACTACACAGAAAACCCATACTAATAATATTTTTAACTGCAAGGAAACGGCTGGGGCGCGCAAAAAGGATATTTTCGTAGATTATCTCGTTGACGTTGAAAAAATGAACATAGATAGACCCATCGAAAAAAGAATAGACAGTTGTCCGAACTGTGAGACGAGTAATTTATTTCACTTTTCGGATTCGGCTGATTTAGTGTGTGACGGGTGTGGTATGGTGCTGGACGTTTTGTTAAGCGAGGAACTCACATACAAAGAAGAACAGGAAACTTCTGAAAAGGTGATTAATTACTCATACAAACGCGATAATCACTTCAATGAGTGGCTTTCGCAATTCCAAGCACAAGAAATGACGACTATTCCTCCTGAAGTTTTACAAGAGTTAAGAAACGAGTTCAAAAAGCTAAAGATCAAGTCCGTCAACGAAATCACCCACGCGCGAGTTCGATCACTCCTTAAAAAACTTAAGCTTAACAAGTACTACGAACACGTCCCTTTTATCACAAATATTCTAAGTGGATTGAAACCACCAAAAATGCCCGTAGAACTTGAAGAAAGGTTACGGTTAATGTTCAAAGAAATCCAAAAACCCTTTGACGACAATTGCCCGGCAGAACGCAAAAACTTCCTAAGTTACTCTTTTGTTTTGTATAAATTTTGTGAACTTCTCTCGGAAGATTCTTACTTGCAATACTTTCCTTTGCTAAAATCTAAGGAAAAGCTCCATCAACAAGACTGTATCTGGAAAAAGATCTGCGCAGTAAATCGTTGGGAGTTTATACCTACAATATAATATGAATACGACCAATTACATTCAACAAATTCAACATCACATTGATAGAATCAACGAGATTCTCTATTGGCACTCGGTACATCAAGAAGTAATGGCTGACTGGACTCCTCCCCAAAACTACTCTATATGGGGTCAAAACAACGCTTTCGGCTCTGTGGCTGGTGTGGAGGATGAAGAAGATACGGCCGATTCGGAAGCGTCGACCACTTTCTTGAACGAAGACGTCCCGGAATAAAAATACCCGCGTTATATATCTTGCACGCGATGTTCAGACGGATGTATAGGCATCCGGATTTTATAGGTGCACAGATATCACCACCGAACAACATTACGGTGATCATGAAGAATGGGGTTGAACAATATACGAGTAATACCGAGGTTTTTAAATCAGAAGCTACACTGGACAAAACTACAAAGGAACTTAAAGGTACGCCGCGAGGAAAAGACAAGATAGCTCGGCTCTTCATCGAACCGACGGTTGTGCGCAAAGGTCGTTTTACGATCACATTGTATGACCCGTGATCCCATAGCTCAGTTGGTTAGAGCGTGGTGCTTATACTAAGTATACACAGTGAAGTTGTATTCACATAAGGCACGCCAAGGTCACGGGTTCGAGCCCCGTTGGGATCATTTTTACATACACTATCATGTATGTAAAAATGATTTAATATAGTATGAGATACAGGTCCGTGTCGAGGAATTTTTTCAAGACACGATGGAATCTCAAAGGTTTGGTTGAAGATCATCATGTGATTCCTAAACAATTTAGAACACACCCAACTGTTAAAAAATTTAATTACGATATGAATTCGAGTAATAATTTAATCATGATGCCCACGAACTTAGGAAAACATAAACTGAAATTGCGTGAAAATAGGTTGATACATGATGGTAATCATCACCGATATAATCTGTTTGTAGAACAGGTTTTAAATGTAATACAGACAGAAGATGATCTAAACGACTTTGTAATTTATTTAAAAAAATCTTGTAGATTTAATCCGCAACATATTCCTTGGTAGTTAGACTATTATTATAAATGAAGTTTCGGTTGTTTGTTGCAAATATGAGTACGGTATATCTTTGATTTTTTCAAGCATATTTTTAACATTTTTCTCTGTTATGACAACACAATGTTCCATAAATAGTCGACCGCTGTATTCTACAATCAAAGGTCCGTTTTTCGAGATCGCAGATTCCATAGTAAACTATGATACCTTTTCTTTATCATCGTTTTCTATACATATCTTTTTTACTTCCACTCGCGCGCCACGAAACGGTGGGAAATTTATGAGATAAGCTGTTTTTAACCCCGTAAGATTTAGATAATTTAAACCCTGTACTTCTACAGCTTCGTTAAGTGTTTTTATTGTTTTGAATTCAAGAATTATTGAGTTATCAACTATAATATCGGCCCGTAGATATCCGATGATATGTCCTTTAAACGGTATTTGAATGTTACGCTCCGATTCGTATGGAACGTGGAGTTCGCGTAGCATCACTTCCATAGCAGTGTGATACACTCGTTCACTATACCCAGGACCTAGAGTTGTGAAGATTTCATTCGCTATATCCTCGATTTCCATTACAAATTCTACGGTCTAATCTTTAAGACCCTGACGCATCATCGCATCTTCCAACTCATCAACCTCGTACCAAGCCAATTCGCATTCGTACGAATTCTTCGTCGAATCACAAATTTTGTGTGCTTCTCTGATCGCTTCTCGGAATCTAAACCTAAGTCGGGGATTGTCGAACGTTTTTTTAGGTTTTTCTATCGAGGGCTTTTCGTACAAACCCTTCAAAACATTCTCACGCGTTTTGGCCAATCTATACTTGTAGACGTCGTTACAAGAATATACGTACGCTACCATATCATATAATAAACCAAGTTTTTTAAGTTGGTTATGTCTCAAAAATACAAAATCGAAGCTTCCTGGGAAAGGATCATCGACGATGATTACAACGCGGCTTTGGATTTTCTCATGAAAGCGCGAGCGGATGTTAATGAACATTTTGATCATCTCTCCGAGGAGCAAAAAATCGATCTCGTCAAAGTTCTGTGTACGAACGCCACTATAATTCATAAATCTACGAAACAACTCATCGGAAAGCAATATTATAGTAATTAAAGTTTTATGTAATAATTAATTCAATATGTCTTCATATACACCCGAACGTTGCCCTTTCACGTACCGCGTATCCTCAATTAGTCGTATCATCGACGGAGACACTATCGATGTAGCTATAGATTTAGGCTTCGACGTGTGTACTAAACAACGCATTCGCCTCATGGGAATCGACACACCGGAATCTCGCACTTCTGATAAAGTCGAAAAGATTTTTGGTAAGCAGTCTAAGAAGGTGCTCAAAGAATGGTGTATGAAGGCTGTTGCATCGGAAAAGGACGATATTGAAATAGAACTTCGTTGTACAGACGCTGATCCCAGGGATAAATACGGTCGAGTTCTCGCGGAAATATGGGTATGTGAAGATGATCAATGGACCAATGTAAATCAGTGGATGTGTGAGAACGGATATGCGGTTCCGTACCTTGGTCAGAATAAGGATGATGTCGCGGAGCAACACGAACAAAACCGTCGTAAGATGGTAGCCAAATACGGAGATGTATTGGTTCAACTTCATGGAGATAATAACTCGGAACTTAATTCATTCATCATGGAAAAGTATGGTCAATAAAAGTAACTTAAAAAATAATTCGTAATATACTACGTGCTCCTATAGTGTAGTTGGTTAACACAGCGGACTTTGAATCCGCTACCCCAAGTTCGAATCTTGGTGGGAGCTTTAACGCCTCTGTAGCTTAGTTGGTAGAGCGTCGGCTTTGTAAGCCGAAGGTCGCGAGTTCGAGTCTCGTCGGAGGCATCATGGGCTTGTAGTGAAACGGATATCACTCTGGACTTCTAATCCAGCATTCCGGGTTCGATTCCCGGCAAGTCTGATCATAAATCAATTTAAAAAATCTGAGATACATATTATTAAATGCTCGCGGTAGTAAACATTTTGATTTCCCCGTTTCGAAACATAAAAAGGCGTGTCGTGCGTCAAGGGGCTGTGGTAGATCATCCTCCGCCTCCTATTGATATAAAAAATACGTGGGACTATGGAGCATATTCCGTAAAGGCGACAGTGGAAGCGAGGAATCCCAACGGAACCGTGGACAGAACCTTTATAGGATATAGTCAAAACATGGACATCACAACGAGGACGAAGCTTGCGTGTGATCGTCATAAAACACCCGGTACAGAGTGTGGAGAACCTGTCATGGTTATTAAGGGTGGAGAATGTGATGAAGTTATATTCATGAAAACGAAAGAAAACGGAAAATTGATTAATTTAACAAACCCATTTTTTTAATATCACAGTACAATAGATGAATGCATCATTTTTAGTTTTATTTATTTTGTGCATTTTTATATTTTTTATAACTAAATCTCGTACATTTAAAGATGAAAATGGAAAAGTAATCCCTCATTTAACCACAGAAAAGCAGGAACAGGATATGGTTGCAAAACATATTCGTGAAGGAGATAAAGTTTTAGAATTAGGTGCCAGGTACGGAACTGTAAGTGCTGTAATACTCGATAATGTAAAGGATGAACACGATTGTGTCATCGTCGAACCTGACGGTAAGGTTACCGACGCTTTAAAAAGTAATTTGAAGGGATGTAATTACGGTGATGCTCATGTATTCGTAGGAACTATAGGTTCTAAAAAGCAAAAAATTAAAGGTGATTATAACTACGCCACATACACCGTAGAATGTAACGACGATACATGTGATATAGATAATTTGACATACGACGATTTACAGAAAAGGTACAACATAGAATTCAACACTATCGTCGCGGATTGTGAAGGGTGTTTACCCGAAGTGATAGATCATATATCTACGACTTCCCCTTCTTTACATTCGTTACAAAAGATCATAGTAGAAACAGACTACCCCGATAGGGTAGATTACAAAAAACTTTCTGATAAGTTACAAACATGCGGATTTAATAAAACCGAAGGTGATTTTGTACAGGTATGGGAACGAGCCTAATCGTCATCTTCTTGATTAACAGCTATTGGTGGTGCCTCGAGTATCTCAAGTTCGAATTTGTTTTCAACTTCAGATGGTCTGATTTGCACAATTCTACATTCACGTGTTGTTACAACCGTTTTAGTTGGTGTTATGGTAGCGAGTGGTTGACAAAGTAAAGCGTACGCTATCATTCTGTTATACTATACGGATATTTATGTATCCACAGATTCGCTATCCATTTTTCTCCCTCTTCGATGGGTAAACCTCCATGAAGAGCCTGATCTGTTATACGACCTATTCCATTTAACGTATCGAAGCATAAAACGTCACCTTTCTCGAGTTTAAACTTTTTATTTAGATTCGGAAAGTTTGTTTCTCCACCCATGTACCCATCGTTGAGAGCTATTATACATGTGTGTCTTCTGGGATTTTTCAACGGTAAAACGTCTTGGTGGGGTGAATAAAAACCACCGGGTTCGTATTTCAGGGTTTGTAACGATTCGCATTCGACGAGCGTTTTATCGTATAGGGATGCACAGCGTTCCGATACATCACGAACTATCTTATCTTCATAATCTAACCACGCCGTTTGACTTATTCTGATGGTATTGTCAGCATTCTTGTTGACACCTATCGTTGAATTGGATAATCTGGGTTTAGAAACTTCCATGATGTGGTCACATTCTTCGTGTGTAACGAAACCCTTGTGTACTTTAGGACCTTTATACTTTGGCATAAATGCATAAATCAAAAGAGCCATCACTATAATCAAAATCACGAATGCGCCCATTAATTTAATCGTTTATTTTAATATCATGAGGTATACGTGCCACATACCTTTTTCTTATTTTTAGAGCCACCGTATTATAATATTCGACAATCCCCTTGATATCATTTATTATTTCATCCGCTCTCGAAGCATCTACCATATATTGTCTAAGTGCATCACCCACAGTATCCAAGACCATTCTATATATTTCTTGAATATCTCTCACTTTATCGTTATACTTATCTCTCCGCTGCAGTTCGCGTTTAAAATCTTCTTTACTCATCTCATTCAATAAGTATCGTACTCTCATATACTTATTATCCGTGTAGGTGAAGTTAAATCTATAGAACATTTCTCGATCTATATGAGATAAGAGTAACGAAGTTTTGAGTAAATATTCTGGCGCCTTATTACGCTTTAATTCATGGTAATTAGGGCGACCTCCGCATGGAATATCACCATGTTCACGTGTTTTACGTTTGAAATATTCTACATAATGTGGATTATGTATTCTCCCCGTTTCTATCATTCCCGTGTTGAAATCGAATGTCGTATGACACATCGTACACCACATTTGTGAACACCCATCTATTTTGTAAATCATCGTATTACATTTGGGACACGGTTTCGTATCTTTCTTTAGCAATTTTATACTCTTCACTGTGTTTGGATCACACACGTGTCCTTCGTGTTTTTCTTCGTGACACTTTTCACAAAATTCCTTTTTACAAATTCCGCATACGTAATTATCCGCTAAAAAACCCCTACAGTTTTCGGATAAGCACGCTTGTGTGTATACCGGCATAGCTCTCGACACGGCTGGATCTGTCCTACTTAACGCGTGAGCTTCTTGAATTACATCGTGTATTAATTCTCGTAACAGTTCTACGAGATGATGTCTACATCGTATTATGATATTATCCGTCCCACACGATTTCACGGCTTCTAGAACACACATGAGCCACGAATAACTCTTTCGAAGAGATCGTATATGTATGGTTCTCTCTACATAAGGTTGTGTTTCCGGTAAACGCGCTTGTTCACGTTCAAAAAGGATATTTTCCCTATGCACTTTATACGTCTTGTTCCTAAAGGCTTTAGTACAAAAAGAATCTACGAATTCTCGGTTAAATTCATGTCTACAATTCATACAGTGTGGGTCTTTACTAGTCGATAAAATATATGTTTGTAGACATGATTTGCAGGCATCAAAGTCACAAAAGGGGCACGTCACTTTTAAATGATTTGTCTTATTAAAGTCTTCAGTACACGACACACAGGTGGACATATACATTATATGACTATTTTCTTTAACTATTGAAAATCTACAAATGACTCTATAATAGTATACAAATCATCTCGACCATACGTTGATTCTACGAAAAACATGAGTTTTTCAGCCTCCTCCCAAGATTGATCAGCGTCATAATATTTATAGTACACGTAAGCAAGTTCTCCTACATTATCATCACACCACGTTCGGATTTCTTTGTCCGACATTTCGGGAGCGAGATACGTTTTGAAAAAAAATGAAACATCTCGTTTGAGAATTGCTTTTTGTATCGGAGAATTTTTTATGAAAAACATCTTACAAATTTTTTAAAAAAATTCTACTTAGGTTTTTTTTATTTTTATATAATAAACAAAATGAGTTTCCCTAATAATCGAACATTCATGCAAAAACACGGTTTAAAGATTGTTGGTGTAGTAGTTGTCCTAACCGTTATTATCGTCTTGATCGTGATGTTCACCAGAAATGAAGAAGAGGAAAAGCTTGATCTCGGCCCCGCGGCGAAGGAGGCGATCGATTTCTTACAGGATACAGACCAATCTGATATCGACGCCGCTATGGGTACGGATCTTCCCGAAGAAGAGGAACCACCCACTTCAGCCGTCGAAACCTATATGATGGTACCAGGTAACAAACCTCCCTTAGATTACACCCGAATTACTTCTTCTTAGTAGATTTTTTAATCGTTTTTGAAGAGTTATGAAGCGCCCGAACACCGCGGGTCTTTTTATTTTTAATAGCTTTTTGCTCTTTTAAATAATTATTCATTAGATTGTTACCTCCGCCGCGTGTGCTAACTTTGTAGTTATTGGGGGCATAACCACCCTCACTGTCCCTCATAAAATACCCCCTGACAAGATCATTCATGTTTTCGTTAAGAGGTGTAAACTTAGTCATATTATAATGTAACAATTTATTTTATAGACGAACATATTCAGGTATTCGTTTATAAAATATTTTTTGGGTTATTTATATTTAATTACGGTTTCCACTGCGGTTTATCGCTTTTTTTCGCAGCTTTCTTGAGATTTCGGTTTTGTTTAGCCATGACCTTCTTTGCATATTCGGATGTGGCTTGGTTTATCTCTTTTTTTATTCTTTTGACGTTTAACTTTGCTTTATTTTTATTGGTGCCTTTTGTAGAAGAATTCTGACCATTAAATGGATTCATAACTCCTCTTAACAAACCTCTTAACTGAAGTGGACCGTATCCCTGTTGGACATTCGTTCCTCGGTGTTTGATTAATGTTTTTCTGAGTTCGTATTTATTGTTAAACATACGTCTCAATGTGGCGCGTGATGCAGGTGTATTACCTTCTTCGTTTACGCGTTTTAACCAGCCCTTTTCATAATTCGGATCTTCTACACGTTTACCACTAAACCCGGGAATAGTTTGTGCGGCTAACGTATTCACACTTAAAATGTGTTTTTTCAAAATATCTTTACCCGCATTTTTCGTACTATTACGCGCCTGTTTGCCTTTAACCATGGCTTGAATTTTTGTCGCGGCGGCGTTTTTTCGATTTTTCATATTTTGTATGTTTTTCTCGTCTTTTATTTGGGTGTTTAATCGGCGTTTTTGTATTCTCAACCCCCCTTCCGACGATATGAGATTAGCCTGTTTTAACCAATAATTCTTTTGTTTTTCGTTTTGGGGTAACTTTCCATTTCTAAATGCCGCTTCTACGGAATTTGTGTATTCTTTGCGAAGGGATTTTATTTTGGTATTATTAGCGGAGAGTTTGGCTTGTTTTTCTACAGCTTTCTTATTCTGTATCGCCTTATTCGCCGCGAGTGCCTCGTTCTTAATCGCCTTCATCTTATTGAGATTTTGGTTCTTGAATGCAGTCTCGAGTCTACCCTTGAATATGGTTTTGTTTTTTGGGGGCAATTGTTTAAGTGCATTGATAGCAGAAATTAACCGCGATTTATTTTCCATGGTAACTTTTTCAAAGAGGGGATTCTTACGATCTGTTGCTATAGGATTTGTCTGCATCTTTATCCGGGGTCCCGGCGAACCCGTGTTCGTGTATATCGGCTCTTGCTTTTTAGCGGCAATTTTTTCCATTATATCGTTTTTCACTTGGTTAACGAATGGTTCTGCCACTTCATTACCATTATTGTACTCTTTTTCTAGATTCTTCACCGTTAATTTACCGATAACGACTCTAAATTTCTGTTTACTGAAATCGGATTCGGTGTTTAAAACACCTCCCTTGGTGGCCAATTCTGTTAATTCTTTCTTTTTTCCTTCTAAAAATTTACGCTTTTTTTCAGCGCGTTTCTCAGCTTCAGCCTTGTTCGCCTGCTTTTTCTTTTCCTCAACCTCTTTCCTGGTTCTCGTGCGAATGTTTAAAAATGCCCTTATAGCTGAAACATTTGCTCCCCTTCCGAACTTACTTCTCGCTTCAGTTTTATCGTTGTTGGTGGCAGTGGAGAATTCTTGTAACAATTTATTAAATGCTCGTTGCCTGTTTGCGTTAGCCTTGTTTTTAGCAGCTTTATTAGCTTGCTCTTTTCTATTGGCCGCCTTTTTTCGAAGAAGTTCGATAATGTTTTTCTTAATACTTTCTAAGTTTTTGGTTTGGGCATTTCGTGTGAATCGCACCTTTTCATCGTTGGTTAAGTTTTTGTAACTATTTAATAACGTCGCTAATTTTGCGGCTTTATTAGCGGCAGCCTTGGCTTCTGCGTTGGCTTTGGCCTTGGCTTCTGCGTTGGCTTTGGCCTTGGCTTCTGCGTTAGCTTTGGCCTTGGCTTCTGCGTTGGCTTTGGCCTTAGCGTTGGCTTCGGCTTTCGCAGCGGCTTGTTTGGCACGGAACGCATTTTGAATTCTTCTGGCAGCCATTTCCTTATTGGCCGCAGCTTTCTGATTCGCTAGACGTTGCTCTGCATTGGCTTTTTCTTTTGCCAGTTGTTCATTGGCCGCAGCTTTCTGATTCGCCAGACGTTGCTCCGCGGCTCGCGCGTTAGTGTTAGCTTTAGCTTGGGCCTCTGTTAATTTTGTACGTGCGTTAGAAATCTTCTTGTTACGTGCCTGATTTATCAAATTTTGTAAAGTTTTTAAATCGTTGGACGAAACGTTACCGTTTGTCTCAGCTTTCTTTAATATACCGTTAAACTGTACGAAAAGTTCTTTGCTCCCACCTTTATTAGGATGAACTACGAGTAAACCTTGTGTTCTAAGTTTTTTGAGTGTGTTTAACCTAATCGCCTTTTCCTTTTGTTTTACGACTTCGGCATTCTTTTCTCTCTGCTCCCGTAACGCGTTATTCTTATTTTGTTGAATTTTATTGGCTTCTTGTTTTTTAAATTCTTCCGCTATTACACTTATGCGTTCTCCACTGTTAAATCTATTTATGTAAGGCTGTCTGTTAGTAACCTTGTATTGATTCAAAAGTTTTTCGAGCATGCGCCTTCGTTTGTTCTTAGCTTCTTGTTCGAGTGCAGCAACCTTCGCGTTAGCGTTCCTCTTAGCGTTATTCGCTTTTCTCATTTCTTCAGCATTATTTGCCTTTTGTGCTTCCCGACCAGCCGCCTCCGCTTCTCGTTTCGCATTTGCTATTTTAGCGTTTGTACTATTTCGGAGTTCGTTTGCTTCCCGTTTCGCGGCTGCTATATTATTTTCTAATGTACGCTTTTCATTCGCGGCCGCATTTTGGATCCGTTGGATATTCTGCTGCGCTTGAGCTTCGGCCTCTTGACGCGCTTGGTTACCAGCCTCTCTCGCCGCCGCCATGATTTTCGTGTTGACATTTTTCTTACTTTCGTTGAGATTCTTTTGTAATTTATTAAGATTAGCAGCGCTCGCATTTATTTTTTTCTGATTCGCTTCCATCTGTTCTCGTGCAGCCTTGTACTTTACCTCGAGTAGGTTTTTCGATTTTTGAGCGGTATTTAGTTTCGTTGTCGCATTATTTGCTTTTTGTTGTAAACTTGTAACTTCTCTTTTGGAATTGTTAAGCTGCTGTCTCATAGTAGTAAATTGTTGTTCAAGTTCGACGACTTTCGCGTTCGCTCTATTTTTAGCTCTGGTTGCTTCATTTATCGCGGCTTGATTATTTGATAACTGTGCAGCCTTCGCAGCCTGAACGGCTTCGGCGGCCAGTCTTTTTTCTTCGTTTATTTGGTTTCGGGCAGCCCTGTACTTTACTTCGAGTAAATTTTTCTTTTTCGTGGCGGTATTTAATTTCGATGTCGCGTTATTTTTAGCAGCGGAAATGTTATTTATTTTTTCGGAAGCGTTATTGAGTTTTCTCTCGGTATTACGCTTTTCGTTTTCCAATTTTCTGATTTGATTTCTAGTTTCCCGCTCTTTCTCGTTCATATTTTTTTGCAGCTGTTCAAACCTATTTCTGGCTAACCTCGCCTCACTTCTGGCACTTTCGGTTTTATTTTGTGCAGCCCTGTTCGCTAAACGCTCAGCTTCTTGACGAGCTAAATTCATGCGACGAGCCATCTCACGACGCTCGGTAGCCAACTGGGCAATTGCCGCATCACCCCGTGATGTATTACGGGTAATAAACGTTGTTCTATTATTAGATGATGCGCCTCGGAGGAACGATGAACCACCATTAGCGAAGATACGCCTACCACCCATACCGTTAGCGAGGACACGGCCACCTCCTAACCCAAATCCGCCGGTTGATTGTAAACGCCTTTGGTGACGTAAACGTGCCAAATCTCTAGAAAGATTACCCGTGGATTGATTTGTACGAGGAGTGATGTTTACGTTGGGTTTACGGTTTCCGTTACGGTTAGTGTTCGTATTCGTATTTTTGTTACTATTTTCACGAGCACTGTTTATATTTTTATTCACCCGCGCGCTATTTATGTTTGTGCGTTCACCGTTATTATTGTTATCGTTATTTGCGTTCCTCGTCGTGTTTATATTATTTTCTAAATTGTAAAACTTATTGTCGGAGGATACACGTTGGGTCGCTACCCTTCCGTGTAATAAAACGGGTTCACGGACGTTCATACTTCTGAGGCGACGTCCTATAGCACTTTTTAACTCATTGATCGTCTTATCGAGTTGAATCAAACCAGACTTTTTCGCGATTCTTTTTATCTCGGTGAGTTTAGATGTACTTTTAAACAGTATCTCAAAATCCCTCTGTGTGAGAGGGGATTTGGCGTCTAAGAGGTACTTCTTATCTTTCGTGAGACCGAGAGGGGGTAGAGGAGATCGGTTCTCCTTCGCCGCCTTCATAATTTCACACACCTTAGCCTTCGATAGTTTTATCGTCTCACCTGTGTGTAATTTAATGAGTCTCCTGATATTTCCGGATTCTGTACCTGGATCACACGCATCCATATTGTTATATTCTGATAAAAAAATATAACAAGATGTTTATTTAAAGCCTAAAAGAAATAAACGTAACTTATCATCAAAAGACATCTTAAACGAGAACAGATCGTAATCTTCTGTATCTACTTCTACAACTCTTCCTATTTTATCTAAATTTATGTCCGCGCGTATGTTGAGCAAAGAAGACATAAACGTCTCTATGAACTTACTGAAGGTTGTGATTTTTTCAAAAAATATATCCTGACTCTTCAGTTTTAAACACAGTATTTTGTGTGGGGGTTTACCTTCGAAGGGTGTGATAGGTACACGTTCTTTTATACCACCGTCCATGTATATCATATCACTGTGTTTTATACTTGATGCTAAAATAGGTATAGATATACTCATACACACGGCATCTATAACTTTCATATTGGGATGCGAGTCTGATGAAAAATACTCCGTACGCCCCCTGTTTAGACAGTATGTTGATATGTGTAATTTTCGTTTTAAATCCGAAAATATCGGATCACAACCAAAAACTTCCTTCAATACATCTCTTATAGGATCTAAGTCTATTAAACCATAATTTTTCATCAATGATTTGAGATTATACTTCGTATATTTCTTCAAATCCACCTTTAAAAACTTGTCAAGAACATCGTACAGTGGTATTTCTAACGCTAAACATACACCTAAAATAGCACCCGCTGATGAACCAGAGATTTCTTTAATATTTTTCAAATCATCCTCTATGTTAATTAAAGCTCCCAACATGGTAAAAATACCCATGGATGCGGGGCCTAGGACTAAGTATTCCATCTTCAGTCACTTAATAGAACTGAGGAAATTGCTTTCGTAAAAGAGCGAACACGACCGCGAAAACGATGGTGTGAGTTAAGATAGCCGGGCGGCTGGTCTTACCAGACATGAACTTACCAGGAGGGATGGTGAGAAGTAAACCAGGGCTGAGGGCGATGAAGAGAGTCGTGGCGACAAGGAGATCGTTCCTGGTGAGAACGATACCCATAGCCTTAGCGACGAGGGAGTATACAAGGAAGAATACGAGGGCGTGGAAGAAGATGGTAACACGATCGGTACCAACCTTGTTGAAAGAGAACTTACGACCATCGGCCTTGAGAACCATACCGGGGCTGAGAGCTAAGAAAAGAGCCGCAGGTACAGCGACCTTGGGGGATGTGACGGCGGGCATCTTAGGTAAAGAGAGTGTAGGTATCATTTACTGTATTAAAATATTTAAATCTATCTAAGCGTCCGAAAATCTATAGCAGAATCGGATAAAATCTTCGTATGTCGCGTGTCTCAGAATGTGTCCTGGATAATTCGCGTCGTATAAGTATTGACGAAGAATGTTCCACATGTACTCGAGTTCCGAGCTGTAAAAATCACGCCAATCGTCGATATGCATCAGTTCCAACTGATCATTTTCATATTCATCATCACTATAATCAATTTCATTTCCTGTCGTAGCTTCGTACACATATTGATTCCAGACCATTTTAGTTCGTTTCCTTTACACCGGTAAGAGCGATAGTGGAAGTTTCCTTGGTTGGAATATTATCGATGATAGTCTTTAAGGCGTTTTCTACTTGTTGTTCGTTTCCTGAAAAGAACACACTGAGACCTTCCTTGATTGAATTTTTGTTTAAGCCACCTTTTCTCACGCTCTTCTTGACCGTGATTTTCCCCTTCTTGAGGTTAATGACGTCGAGACCGTTGTCAATCATCAACTTTTTGATCTGCGACTTAAGTGCTTTTTCTGCATCCGCGAGAATTTTTATATCTGAACGAGCTTCTTTAATCTGCCTGTTTAATTCGACCAGTTTAGAGACGCTTTGGGAAAGTTCATCTGTAGTAGTAGACATTTTATACTGTAATGTATGGGATTACCTTTAAGTTATTTATACTAAGGGGCGCATCATGGTATCGGGAACGATAGTAGAGTTGTTCCAAACGAAGGGGTCCTTGGGGTTAGGAGGTTCAGCTCTTACCTGCTGATTAGCGTTTCGGAGAGCACCACCAACGCTCTCGGGGAAGCCGATTTGGTTCCTTGGTTCAAGGAAATTCTGACCGGCAAGCACGTCCTCTGGTGCGAACTGACCGAAGTCCTCCTGGGAGGCCACCTCCTTGGGTAAAAGGGAAGAGGCGAGACCAGTGCCGGCCTTCATCTCGCAAGCGGAGGAAGGAGCCGTGGCGAGGCCGGGGCTGGGACCGACATCAGCGCCGACGGGAGCGAGATCACGCTGACGAGTGTACATAGATTTCTTACCCATGGTAGTACCACACGCACATGTAACAATAAAAATTACGAGAAGCACTAATAAAACCGTACGTGGAGAAATCTTCTTAAACATAGTTCTTTATATATTGTCTACAAATTTTTTTATTCATCCTTAAACATGTAGTCTTCTGGATAAGTTTCATCAAATGTTTCAGTCTCGGGTTCTGGATCGGGGGTTGGCTCTGGGGCCAGTTTGACCTGAACAATGTTCCATGATGGTCCAAATGTCTTCTTCGCAAACCAAAGACCGGAATACTCTAGAATGATAGAGCAGGGTTTGTCATCGATAACTATGCTGTCATACTCGACGACTTCCTTGGCATCGTTGAATACCTTGACGTTCTCGAGAATTTCTGCGCCGATGACGTCATCCTTAAGATACGCTCGCTTGAGGGTAGACTCGGTTAGGGACCTACCGAACCACTCCTCTGAGTTTTCAACGGCATTTTTAATATTTTCCTCGTGGATGGCATCTACCTGAGTGCGGTCGGCGAGTTCAAACACAAACTCGGGGCGCGTCTCAACAATCTTTACATCGTCGATCTGTAAGAAAACACGCTTCCTGTCGTCTGTAAAAGTTCGTACGTGACGGGAGCCATCTTCGGCTTTGGTAATTTTGTTAAAAAGCATTATACACCTTTAATGTGTTATCTCTTTAACCCTATATATGGTATTTTTGATGCGCGTTCGAGTAACGGTTTTGGTACCCATCCATCTCGTCTCGGTTTAAATCCGTATAATGTTTCGGACATGTTTAGATTGGGTGGTATTCTCTGGGCATTCGTGGGTCTGTGTGTGAATTCATTTTTAACGTATGCGTTATTAGTTGCTGGTTTCCACTTGTAATTTTTGAGATTAAACTGTTGATTTCCGTATGTTCTTTCGTACCCGTTTATCTTGTTATTTTGTGGCGTTACACGCATCCCGTGTACGATCTGTTTTGACAATCGTTCTTTTGATGGTTCCGTTGTGTACATAGAGTATCGATTTGGGTCAACTCTCATCGCTCGCTTTAGATTTACAGTTCCAGATTGCTTCCTGGCAGTTTTAACTTTAGCTAACTTTGATCGTACCAGTTTAAATACGGTATCCATAGTATCAGAATTTTTTACCCGTTTGTCGAGTAATTGACCCAGTTTTACGAGACGTTTCCTGTCCTTTTCTTTTTTCTCTGGTCGTAAACGTAATTTTTGCATGAGATAAATATCTTCAATTAAGAATTCTTTACTCGCCACAAATACATTTTTATTCTTAATAATTTTGTTTGTGACAGGATTTCTATACTGAATACCTCTACGCTTTGTTCGGGCAACATCATACCCAAATTCCTTTGGTCTCATGAAAGGTATATCTAAGATACCACCCACGATAAAATTGTCTATTCTGCCCTTTTCTGGAGAAAAGCACCGCACATTTAAGTCTAACGCGAATAATTCTACATCTATAAACACATCCTTTGTACTTGGTTTATTTGTGGTACTTCCCTTTTTCTTTTTGATGAGGGTATATCTACGGGTAACAAATGGTCCCTTTTTGGTAAAACCTAGGCCGAGATATTTGACGATCTTGCTGTTGCTTAAGGCAGACAACCTTTTATGAATTCTGGCGTTGAGTTTCTTCGCAATTTGACCAAGTTTATTCCAAAGTAACAATTTAACAGCTTGCAATCTTCCAAAATATTTTGTGTTAAGTTGTATTCTGGGTACAAACTTCGCGTCAATATCACTCGTGATAATACGATCTTTATAATCAACATACATATTGAACGCTTCGCCGCCAGAGATGATTAGATCTCCCATAGTTTTCATGGTATCGGAAATTTCACCTATGGTATCCAATATTATATCACGTATGTTGTCAGTTATCAACACATATATTTGTTTTTCGAACGTCTTAGACTTAAACGTACTGTGTAAACGATTCCTGAATTTTCCCAAATCCCTCTTTTCATTTCGCATGAAATATTTCTTAAGTTTGGCATCCTTAAAAAACAGATTCTCTTCCATAAACGTGTTTATGGTAGATATTGGATAACTCTTCTCGTCCATTAATATATAAAGACAAAATAAAATTATGTACATCCTGTGTATCCTTTTGAATGTAATTAAAGATGTGACGAGTATGTAATGTATAATGTCTACTGATTCTACTTGCACTCGTGATTCTTGCCTCACTGAGATCGCCGCTCTTCGCTCTGACATCAAGTCTCTCACCAAGATCGTTCGTAAGATCAAGGCTAAGCTCGACGATCCTACCGGCGAGAAGTCTTCCAAGCGCGCTAAGAACAACGGTTTTAACCGCGAGCAAAAGATCTCCGAGGATCTCCGTAAGTTCCTGGGTCTTCCCGAGGGTCAGCTCGTTTCTCGTAGCACCGTAACCAAGTCTATCAACGAATACGTAAAGGCTAACGGTCTCAAGCATCCCGACAACGGTCGCGTTCTCATCCTCGACCAGAAGCTCAAGGATCTTCTTAAGCCCCCCGCCGACGTCCAGGTCACTTTCCTTAACCTTCAGAAGTTTCTCAGCCCTCATTACACCAAGGTTGAACCTACAAAGGCTTAAAAAAAAGAATACATCAGAATATAAATGATCATCGATAAGGATTCCGTCGAAAACCTTGTTGGTACAAAAATATCTAACATAGATTTGTACCAAAAAGCATTTACACACAAATCAGCACTTAAGGAAAATGAAACTTTATCAGGTTCGTTTGAAACTTTGGAATTTATTGGTGACTCCGTATTAGGTTTTGTGATCACTAAATTCTTGTATGATAAATACGAAAATCGCCAGGAAGGGTTTTTAACCAAAGCTCGTACTAAACTCGTGAGAGGTGAAACTCTTGCTTTTATTGCGTCAAAACTCGGTTTAGATAATTGGATACTCATGGACGAAAAAGGAATGAGAAATTCATGGAATAAAAATCCAAAAATTTTGGAAGATGCGTTTGAAGCTCTTGTGGGCGCCATCTATATGGATCTAGGGCTCATTCACGCTCGCGAATTCATATTGAGAATATACAATAATCCCGAATATGTGAACATGAACTCTATCATGATCGATGATAACTATAAAGATCATTTGATGCGATATTGTCAAACAAATGGGTTATCGTTACCGAACTATGTTGTCAGTCATCACGGTAATGGAATTTTCTATATAGACGTGATCGTAGACGGTATGTGTATAGGTAAAGGGTTTGCTAAAAATAAAAAGCAGGCTGAACAATTCGCGGCGAAATCCTTTTTTTATCCACCTAAGTCAATGTACATGAATCAGGGTTTTCAACAATGAAGTACGGGTCTGAATTTACTCCAAAAAAGCGCGTAACTAAGAATGATAAAAAGAAAAAACGGGATGTATATTCTCAAAAGCATATTCGTTTAACGCTTAAACAAATGGAGGGTAAAATAATTAATGCACCCGAATGTAAAAGCACTGATCGAGAGGGACTATGCTCCGCAGAAATCAGAAGAATGGTTGGCTCTCAGACAGGGTATGTTAACTGCGAGTGATGCAGCCACAGCCATCGGTAAAAATCCCTATGAGACTCCGGAAGGTTTACTCTTGAAGAAGTGTGGATTAGGGGAAAAGTTCACGGGGAATGCGGCTACACGTCATGGAGAGTTGTATGAAGACGAAGCCCGTATCCTATATGAACAGCGTCACAATGAAGTTGTCCACGAGATTGGTCTCTGCCCCCACCCCGAACATAAATGGCTAGGTGGAAGCCCGGATGGTGTGAGTGAGTCGGGTAAACTCGTTGAGATTAAGTGTCCTCCACAGAGAGCCATCATTCCGGGTCAGGTCCCAGAGCATTATATGCCTCAGTTGCAAATGTGTATGGAGATATTAAATTTGGAATCGGCAGATTTTATCCAATACAAACCCGCAGCCACGAATTGGCCAAAGCCAGAGGAGTTTGACGTGGTTCATGTCAAGCGGGATCGTGAATGGTGGGCGACGTATTTTCCCGTGATGAAGGAATTTTGGGATAAAGTTTTATATTTCAGGGAACATATCGACGAACTTCCTAAACCCAAAGAGAAGAAAAAACGTGTATTAAAAGAGAAGGTACATGTTTGTGAAGTAGCGTCTGACCCAGACGATAATTATTGTAGTGAATAATAAGTTATGTACGCACCGGCCATATGTAGGGTATTTAAATTATCCAGGGTCGTTGCGAAGCGTGTAATACATTTACAAAGAACTCGTTCTAGAAATATGGTAACGCGTATAGTTCCTTATGTGGTTGAATTTACAAACGAACGAAATATTTCTATCGAACATATCCACGCCATGTTCAATATGATGATGGAAACTGAAGCCATAACCATAGTGTTTCGCGTTTTTACGATTTTGGCTTCTTTGAAAAAATTTACACCTAAGTGAACCTTACAAATTACTTTTTTCAAGTAAAGATGTCTAAGTATGAATTACACACATCACTTTACAGCCCTCATCAAGAAGATGGTGTAAAGTGGATGAATCAAATGGAAAATCAACTGAACGGTCCCAAGGGTGGATTTTTATGTGATGAAATGGGTTTAGGAAAGACCGTACAAATCATCGCCACTATACTAAAAAATCCTAAGCAACATACCCTTATTGTTGTTCCAAAAACACTCGTTCTACAGTGGAAGAGTGAGATAAAAAAGTTCGCACCGGGATTGGATGTTCTCGTGTACGATGGAAAAAATAAAACAAATGACACGAACGGTATATCTCTTTATGATATCGTCGTAACGTCTTACCCCACGGTGTGTAGCAAGGCGTCTACGCTTCATTCATTGACGTGGGATAGAATCGTATTGGACGAGGCTCACGAGATACGAAATCGAAAAACGCAAACGTTTAAAAAAATTAACGCACTGAAATCTTCTATTCGTTGGATCGTAACTGGTACTCCGGTGTTCAATTCCATGGAAGATTTCGTGTCTTTATGTGAATTTGTTGGGTTTTCGAAGAACACGGTTCAAGCTATGCATGATAAGATAAAGGATATATACATTCTCCGAAGAACCAAAGCTGATGGACATATTTCTTTACCGTTTTGTCACTTTGAAAATGTGGAATTGGATATGTTTGACGAAGAAAGAAAATTATACGAATGCGCATTCGCGGAGGCTCAAGATTCGATCACACAGGTTATGCGAGAGAGTATTTCTCTCCACAGGCGTAACATGCACATGTTGGAGTGTTTGTTACGTATGCGACAATTGATGCGATGGCCACAGCTTTATTTCGATGGAGTTGCAAAATCTGGTGAGCAAATACCTGAAATATGGACTCATTCTACACATAAAATGAGTCGATTGTTTCAAGAACTTGCGTCACACCCCACAGAAAAGGCGGTAATATTTTGCACCTTCAAAGGTGAACTCGATTATATCGAAAAACACTTAGCGTGTCCTACCTTCAGGATAGATGGCAACGTCGAAAAAGATGAGCGTCAACGACAGGTTGAGTTGTTTGATAATGCTCCAGATAACAGTGTCATGTTGGCGCAAATTAAATGTGGTGGAGTTGGTTTAAATATTCAATGCGCGACGCGTGTTTACATAATGGCACCTTCATGGAATCCTGCGACAGAACTTCAAGCTATTGGTAGATGTCACAGATCTGGTCAAATCAATGATGTTTTTGTGAAAAAGTTGGTCTATAAGGATACACCCATTGCCAGGAGCGTTGAATTGGCTATGATGTCTCTCCAGGGACACAAATCTATTTTGTGCGCGGACGTTTTAAACGATAAACGTGTAGAAAATCAAATTCCAATCAGACAGGAAAAAACTATGGATGCTATCAGAAAAATTTTCCGCGCTTAATATAAAATGTATACGGTAACAGAAGGTTCTCGCGCGGAGGTATTTCACGGTACCGCCAAACACACTCCCGGAGGTCTCGTCAAGGGTGATCTCGTCCAGGACAAGTACGGTAATATCAAAAGCAAGGCTGCCGTTGCTGCTGCCAAGAAGCGTATGAAGGAGGAGGGTGCTAAGGCTATGGTTAAGGTTTTCAAGCCCGCCAAGAAGGGTGACTTCAAGCTCGCGCCCAAGAAGGGTACCAAGAAGTACAAGACCCTCATCAAAAAAATGTAAATGTATTACAAGAATGACCCTTTCTAAGTGGGACACAGCGGTTCGCATAGCTAAGATAAAATTAAACATAGATCCCAGCAGTTTCACCGTGGTGAAAGGTAAACTGTTGAGAGAGGCACAGATGATTTATCATTTTTTAATATCAGAGGAATACTCTACAAAATAAATTGAAATCCCTTTAGTTGTTGTGGTTCATGTACGACGAGTTGGTGCAGTTTCCATGTCACACCGAACTTCTTGTTCAAGAAATAGACGCTATTCATTTCTGCGATAGCTACACCCGAATTCCTTGAATACAGTTTGTTTTCCACCTTACAATTTATACTTTTTTTCTCACTATCGAAAATTCCTGCTTTTATGTCCCCGTCGGTTGATGTATCTACACGAACCCTAAATTTAGGTTCTCTATCTGGGGAATGTTTTATGTTTGAGTTGAACATGGGTAGAAGTTCATCTACACTCATGTGTTTACCGAAAATATCAACGCTTTGTGCACTCACGGCTTCAACGATTCGTTTTTCAGCTTCTTGTATAGTTTCGTAGAATTTTCTAACGTAATTTCCTTCTTCGTCGTATCCCTTCATGGAAAAATCGAGATTCCATTTAGTGGCTCCAACTTGGGGCTCGAATCCGGAAATACCGAATGGCATATACATACGAGGAGTTTGAATTCGTACGTTCTTTCCGTCTTTATTACTCAAAGATATTTTACGACCGTCATAACTTAGTATTTCTAAATTGTCTAACAGCGTATGAAATTTTGCCATTTAAATTTAAATGAACTGTTACCTTTAAGCTGAACACGATGTACACTCAGCTTCTAAACTAAATTGGATTGGTCGAGCTTTTGCTTTACTTCGCAAGTAATACATACCGGTCTTGAGCCCCGCTTTCCAACTATACATGTGAACGGAAGAAAGTTTTGAAAGTGTCGGAGACTCTAAAAAGATATTCATAGATTGTGATTGATCCGTAAAGCGACCCCTGTCTGCCGCCATATCGATAATGCACTTTTGGCTAATTTCCCAAACAGTTTTATAAAGATTTTTAATATCATCAGGTATGTCAGTTATATTCTGTATACTCCCACCAGCTTTAACCATCAAGTCTTTCATATTTTTTGACCAAAGACCTATTTTTTTGAGATCGTCGACCAGATGTTTGTTAACAACAACGAATTCGCCTGCGAGGGTACGTCTCAGGTAAATGTTTGTGGTATAGGGTTCGAAGCATTCGTTATTACCAAGGATTTGAGCTGTCGAAGCCGTTGGCATCGGAGCCATCAAAAGAGAATTGCGAAGTCCCTTGGTTTTTATACGTTCACGCATAGCGTCCCAATCGTATCTTCCACTAAATTTGGTTTCACCTTCCCACATGTCGGGCTGAAGAATACCTTGGGATGCGGGGCTTCCTTCAAAACTCTCATACGAACCATCAACCTCCGCGAGTTCAGATGAAGCTTCTAAGGCTGCGTGATACATAGTTTCAAATATGTGTGCATTCATTGTTCTAGAATCTTCGCAGTCAAATGGGAGACCACACATGATGAATACATCGGCCAAACCCTGTACTCCTAAACCAATGGGTCGATGTCGCATATTAGAACGACGAGCCGTTTCTACAGGATAATAATTACGGTCAATTACGCGATTTAAATTTTTCGTGACGATTTTCGTTACTTCATGAAGCTTTTGATAGTCGAATGTCTTGAGTTCTTTGTTTACGTACTTTGGAAGTGCGATTGAAGCAAGATTGCACACGGCCGTTTCATCTTTGTCCGTATATTCTAGAATTTCCGTACAAAGGTTAGAGCTTTTTATAACCCCTAAATTCTTTTGGTTAGATTTACGATTGCAGCTATCCTTATAGAGCATATATGGTGTTCCAGTTTCAGTTTGACTTTTAATGATAGCCTTCCACACTTCCGCAGCTGGAATGGTTGCGTTAGCTAGACCCGCTTCTTCGTATTCGGTGTATAGTTTTTCGAACTCTTCACCGTATACATCGGAAAGTCCCTTAGCCTTATCGGGACAGAAAAGAGACCAATTACCTCCTTCTTCGACCCGTTTCATAAACAAGTCTGGTATCCACATCGCAGTAAATAAATCCCTACAGCGAGCTTCCTCGTCACCCTGATTTAATCGAAGTTCCAAAAAATCCATCACGTCCGCGTGCCAGGGTTCGAGGTACAGAGCGAACGACCCCTTTCTCCGCCCCGCTTGGTTAACATATCTTGCTGTGGCGTTAAAAACACGTAGCATAGGAATTATACCATCACTCTGGCCATTAGTTCCTCTAATCCTTGATTTGTTAGCTCTTATATCGTGAATATGGAGACCGATGCCACCAGCCCACTTGGAAATCTGTGCACATTCAGTTAGAGTTCCATATATACCGTTAATGGAGTCCTCTTTGCTCGCGATAAGGAAGCAGCTAGACATCTGAGGTCTCGGAGTACCCGCGTTGAAGAGAGTAGGGGTGGCGTGTATAAACATGCCTTGACTCATTTTATCATACGTTTCAAGTACAGCTGGAATATCCTTACCATGAATACCTATGGCGACACGCATAAACATGTATTGGGGAGTTTCCATGAGCTTTCCTTCATATTTCTGAAGGTAACTCTTTTCGAGTGTCTTTAATCCAAAATATCCAAAATCGAAGTCACGGTTAGACACGATATTATCTTTTACTTGTTGCGCTACTTCCGCTACTTCTTCGGTGACTACACCCGCCTTACATAACTTTTTCATCGCGATATGGAAATTGTTTGGGGCTATTTTTTGTATGTTACTGGCTATAATGCGAGTGGCTAATATTTCATAATCTGGATCACTTGTGATCATACCGACGCAAATTTCAGCGGACAATGTATCTATTTCGTGGGTGGTTATATTATCATACATAGATGAGAAAACCTGCTGAGCAATCATAGAGGCGTCTACGCCATCCGAAATATCATGTGGATCATGGGTTAGTTTGGAGATCCTGTTGGTGACCTTATCAAATTTTACGTCTTCAACACGACCGGACCGTTTAATAACTCGCATACTAATGGTATTACAATTTTATTTTTTAATTAACACTTGAAGTCCTCGCTGCGAACGGTGACAGTTCCAACGGTTTCCATGTACCTATTGGGGGAAAGAAAGGAAGTGTTCACGTGGAAAGGACCTTCAACGCCGGGCTTGGATACTGGAGGGTAAGACGCGATGAAACAATCGGGAGCCTTGCATATGGGTTTTTCTTGGTTGCAGGGTTTTGTGTTGTAAGCTTCGTCAAAGTCAGCGATGTTTAACATTTAATATTTACATAGACTTTTTTTCCTGGACTATATTAAATGTGTGACAGGCTTAATTTAAATTCTATACAACAAACACAGACTCCCCTGAATACATTATTTTTTTCCGAGTTCAACATGAACATTCTTCAGCGTGCTATACGTCAGAAGTTTAAAGATGACACCGGCGTAGCAATCGACTACCAGAACAGTAATGATCTTTATAGCATCATGAGGGTCGTTTTTATTAATAATGCTGGCGATCATCACACTAAGTTAAACGAACAGGTCAGGTTCATGAACGGTCTCGTCGTCAAGACGGCCCTGTCACAGGTTCGATCGGGTGTGTCACAGTTTATGGGATACATGCGCGATATAGATACCGCGGCACTTCCACCGTCTCTCCCAGCTAACACGAGCACCTTTGGACTTAAGATGGAAAAGAGTGATAAGATTGGTATATAAAGATTTGTTGATATATCTTTGTAAGAATAATGACGTTAAATTATTATAAATCTGAAACTGAAAAGATATGCAAATCAAAAGGATGGGATCGCGCTGAGATAAACACCGTTTGGTTACTTCTTACCGAGGAATTTGGTGAACTAGCTTCGGCTATCAGACAATACAAGAAGACGTTTAAGAAAACGCATATTAAGAAGGAACGGGGCACGGATATAATGATGGAGATGGGGGATGTGTTCAGTTATTTGTTTCAGCTCGCACATATGTTAGATGTCGATTTGGACAAAATGTGGTTGGAACATGGTAAAAAGATGTGTCACAAAAAATATATATCTGCTTAATATAAATGAGTAAGTATATGCTCGACGTCAAAAATACCATGGACGACATCAACCCATTCGCTATTAAAGAGGACTTTTCTATGCCGGGTTCTATAGGCGAGAAGCGTGATTACTTAGATCACAAGGATTCGTCTATGCCTAAAAAGAAGTCGACGTGTGGACAAGCTTCTACAGCAGGCTGGGGTGCTGTAGAAACCTGCAAGGATATAAAAAGCCCGTCCGTTTTGGCTAGACCACTCTTCCCAGGAAAGGATGAAAATGATCTTGGATACGTAGCGACCCCTGATCAGGCACCCAGTAAATCTCGTATGAATTTATCTGGATATTATTTAAAAATTATACTTCTCGTAATTATAATTCTTCTTCTATTTGTTTTAAGACGGTAAATAATACCTCTAGTTTTGTTTGATTCGTGCAACGCGAAATCATATATGGTAACGTACTCTCGCATATAGCTCGAACAAAATTTCTTTGCCAGCGTTTACTCTTATTTATGTATGGTGGATAAAAGGTGTTATCTAAGACCTTAATACTATTCATTATACGTATAATTGAGTTAATATCGTGGTTTTCGCACAGGACATTTTCCAATTCTATCAAATTCATCGCTCTCACGACTTCGATAGTTTTGTCTACGCGTTCGAGTAAGAAATCCTCGTATCTCTTAGAAACACTTTTGGATACATAGTATTCCCACTTTCCGATAGGTTTCGCATCAAAAAGTGCACAACAGTCCATGTATCCTTCGCCGTCCACGTATCTCATGTACTTGAGTTCTATCTTAGATTCCCCAGTTTCTTCATCTTTAAATACGTGGGCTTCCTTAATGAAGGAAGGCATGTTTCTTTTCTGGTGTATATTCGAGTTTTTTCTCTAAATTCTTTAAATCTTCCTCTTTTTTTAATTTAATACCAACACATTCGTGTTTTTCTAGGTGATAACATTTTGTGCAAAATTCCCCTCCACAATATTTACAGTTAATTGGTACGCTTGATTTTTTCTTACACCATTGACACCTCATCTTATTATTTCTGAATTTATTTTTTTAAACCTAAGTCAGCAAAGATTTTACGAAATTGTAAGCATGATGTATTCATCAATTATCAACAATACATTTTCGTATCTTCTTACGTTAGACGACTTTCGAAAGAAGTTTAACGACGATTTCAAACCATCATGGATCAAACTCACGACTATCACGATGGTTTCTTCGTTTTCTAAGCCTTTAAATATCGATAAGATCCGAGAGGTGTTTGGAAAGTCTCCGGTCAGATTACACAAAAATACCACTGAGAGTAAACCTATCGTTTGGTCTTTAAAACCAACAACATTTTACAATCAGATTACTCTCACGTACGAAGATTGTTACAGTATAAAGTCTGTGAAAATCTTTCCAAATGGGAGTATTCAGGTCGCGGGATGTAACGATCTGATTAACTGCAAGCATATCATCGAAAGCCTTGTGTACATATTGAAAACTTTCGATAAGGAAATCATTCCTCCGGTTGATTCTTTCCGCGTGGTCATGATCAATTCCAACTTCAGTATCAACTATAACATAAATCTCATGAAAACTGCCGATCATTTTGAACGGTATTCTGACGTGTTCCGTGTTTCTTTTGAACCAGACAGGTATTCGGCGGTTAAGGTTAAGTTTAAACCGGCGGAGGATATGAAGGAGATCACCGCCAGCATCTTTTCTACCGGGAAGATCATTATTACTGGCGCAGAGACATTGAAAGAAATTGCATTTGGGTATAATATTATAAATCAGCACATATCCGAATGCAAGAGTATTTTGTGTGCCAAGACACCCTCAGAAGATACATTTAATATTTTTTCAGGGTATGACATCGAGAAATCTATCGCGAAGATTCGAGAGTTAAAATTCAACTCGTGGTTAAATACCACTACCAATAGACAAATTAATTTCTAATTGTAATATAAATGTCACAACGTTTAGGAATGGCTGACGGCCGCTGTTTCACAGTCACAAACTCGTCCAAGCTCTATGATTCGTTCATCATGCAGAAGAATGGAATCAAACCCGAAGATAACTACTCGTACCGCCAGCTTCTTCAATCCAAGGGTCCCGACCTTAACAAGGAGGTACAGAACCAGCCCGCCCCTTGCAGTTTATGCGATTCTACAATAAATTTATCAAAAATTTATTGAGTAAAATTTTTAAAATAAAAGTCTGATGTATTTTTACGAATGACAACATGTGCTATTTGTCTTAATCCAGTGAGAGAAACCAGAGCCCATCAACCTCTCAGGTGTGGTCATCTTTTTCACTCTCACTGCATAGAGAACTGGAAAAATAGGGGAAATCAAACATGTCCCGTGTGTCGAAAAATTTTTGATGGTGAAAATTTCAAAGTACAGGTAACTGTACATAACATGTTACACGAAACTTCGAACACGGTGGAGGTAAGTGATCAATTTTTATTTGACGTATTAGACGTATTCTTCGACGTAGATAATCTCGTAGATATGGAAAGTTTACTTCGTGACTTTGGAGTGAGTATGTCCGACCTTGATCCCGCGGTTCTTAACACAGAATGATCCGCAATACTTGTTATAGTTTATGGATTCATATTTGCGACTCGTTCGTCTAGGATCTCTAATAAGTTTTCCAGTAGCACCTGTTATCAGGGGGCCAGTAGCCCACCCTCGTTTATGACTGAAAAAATCAGCTTTAAACGTGATAACCTTCCCGGGTTTCATCGTAGTTGTAGCTCGTTTGATACGAGATACTGGTACTTTAAAAAACCTCGCTATACTTTCGTGAGTATCCCCCGCCTTGATTCTATACTCAGTCTTACTGTGTTGTTTGTAAAAATGGAAGTCGCCGTGACACAGCGTATTTCTCTTTTTGCACTTAGCTACGAATAACATGATTTTGTAATACGAAGGTTTACATTTTTCCATTGCCTTCGATTTATACACCTTTTTAGGATTATCAGAAAGAACCTTTTTTGGTAATTTTCCGCACCCATGATATAAATTTTTACTGTTCATACTCGCGCGTTCACCAGGCTGACTTTTCCAATTTCTGTATTTTTGAAAATCATGAACTGCATACGCGTAGCAGTTATTATTATTTTTACCCACAGGACCTCCCCATCTTCTGGTTGTAAAAATATGTTCGGAACCACTGGTGGGTGGATTCTTCACCATTAATATAAGCTAGGAAAAAAAATATATACAATTAATAAATGATCAAGGAACTTATCAACTCCCGCAAACCTCTCGATGCTGTCACCGAAATTCTTCTTTTTGTACTCGTAATTCTCATCTCCACGTTTATTCTCAGGTACACTTGGAACAATTCTCTGGTAAAACACATCACCGTTCTTAAGAAGATTAACACGTTCCTCGACGCCTTACTTCTTTCTATTTCTCTTTCGGTAATCCGCGGTATCTAAACCTCACGGAAACCGACAACCTTTTCGCCAGTTGAACTGACCATGGTGGGATAGCCATCTATTCCATCGCAGCCACCTTTGCTGCAATCAACAAAGGTGTAGGGTTTGTTCTTCTTTTTCATGTAATCAATCTGCTTACGAGTCCATCCACAGCCCATGGTGCCGTAAACAGTCCACTTGTCACCAGAAGCCTTGGCAGCGGGGGAACCACCCTGAGATCTCGTGAGAGTCCAAAGAATAATAACGTTGAGAATTATCAATAAAGCAAATGCTAATTTATCGTTCATTTATGATATGTGCAGATATTTTTTTGTGTTCATATTATAAATGGACGTAAGGTACGAAGCTTTGATTAGAGGATTCGCTATATTTTTTGCTAACATGTTCACTGTGAGGTGGGCTATAAAGAGTAAGTTAAAGCATGATGAGATATATGTTATATTCATCATACTAGCTGCTATTGCTGTAGCACATTATGTATATAAAAAGTAAACGCCATATAAAGATATGGACGACACGCGTCACGCGGTCGTCGAATCTCCGGATGGAACGGTGGCGATAGCTTTCAATGAAGAGGTTCCTCCACCCCCACCTCCACCTCTTGAAATTATACGATTACGACCGCAACCACCACGTTTTAGATTTTCAATAGAATATCACCCCGTCGTACGTGGTTTAGCGTATATATTTGTAATTTCGGCCGGTATAAATTTGGCTCTTTTTAGGAGACTAATAGATATTATCAATTTTGTGTTGATAGTATCTACGACGGGTGCTCTACACAGTGAACATTCGGGGTCAATAGCTGTTGTAATTCTACACGGTACGTGTGCGGGGCTTATGGTAGTACCACTTTGCGTTCTTCGAATGTGGGGACAAGCTATTTTTCAATTTTCAATATCTATGTTATGTCTCACTGCATTTAATACAGCTAATCAATTAGCTGAGCAAATCCCCAGCTAAGAGATACTTAAGATTCCATAGAATTAAACGGTGTTTTTCACTTTTTATGAGTTTGAGATTGATCGCGTATTTCATGATGAGTTCGTTGTCATCGTTCTCACCACGATCTCCACACGTTCTTATATAATCCGCTACGACATAAATAATAGCGTCTAGAAGTTCTTCTTTTGCCATTTCCATCCACGAGTTCTTTGGTGTTCCCCACGTTGTTGTGTCATCGTCGACTCGGACACCGTGACCATATCTCGCTAGACCCAAATCAAGACGAGCGTTAAGTTCTTTTTTAATGTCCATATACGAATGTATATATTTATTCCTTTAAAATGTTATCTTCTTTGCATACGTGAGACCGGGCGTCTCGCTGTAGGTGGTTTTTTACTACCAGTTTTTTGTTGTTGCGCTCTAGCTAAAATTTGTGCCGCGTTACTTGTTGACATGCTCCGATTATTAGATGGGTTGGATGAGGCTATTGGGGTGGGTTTAACACTTTTCTTTGATAAATTTAGTATTTTGGATGTGTTAGTTACACCCGAAATATACGGATGCCCAAAAAGTTTTTCATACGATAAATTTACATCGTGTACTCTAGAGCCTGCGGGGACCGCCTTTAATCTATGAAGATGTATCATAGAACCCGGTCCTCCACCCATTCCCAAATATTGAGGACCGAGAACGTCTTCGGCAAACTTTTTAAATCCCGGTGTAGTGAGTGATGACGCACTATATAAAGCGTTTAAGAAAAAATGGGCGTCATACATGTAATGATTTCCTCTATATATACCGTACATAGATCTAAATGTATCATTCTGGGCTTTATTAAGTTCCGGATTACGTATTCCGTTTGCCGTTGATAACCCGTAATCGATTATTCTTATTTCACCCTTTTTGGTGATGTAAACATTACCTAAATGAAGATCATTATGTCTAAACGATTTAGATTTAGAATGTACGGCGCGTAATATTGTTAAAACTCGAATTACTATTTGTCTAAGTTTAGGACCATACCCAACATCAAATCTGCGTTTTGGTAAATATTTATCCAATGATTGCCCTTGGAGTAACTCGAAATATAAATGATCGATAACCTTCGCCGAATCCGGGGTTGCACCCTTTTTTACACCAGTTTTTGCTTTGGAACCGTATTTTGTACTTTTAGATGTTTTTGACGAGAGTGGCACGGATTGTGTAGTTAACTGTTTACTCTTTGGTGTCTTCTCGGGTTTAAGATTTTGTAAACATTTGTCGTAACCGTATACTTTAATACCACTTGGCGAAATTTTTCTAAAAAATTTAGCTAAATTTCGTTCGCCGCTTAAATTCGTGTTGGATGTTTTATACGCGATTTTTTTAGAACATTCATCATTTAAACAGGCTTCATACACGGATCCATATTGACCTTCACCTATTTTCTTGATACGTTTAAATATCTTATTTGGTTGACAGGAAGATTTTTTAACAACTTCTTGAATTTCCTTATTCATGACCTGTTATAAACTAATATTATTTTCATAGGAAGGGTGACTTCATATCAAAACGGAAATTATATTAAAATTATAGATGCTATTTACTCTTCGTCGATCTCACACTCCTCCTCGTCACTCTCAGGTGCGACCATGGACTCGACACCTTGGAAAGCAAAGGAGGGAAGCTTCTGGGACTGCTCACAAAGTACCTGGGAAAGGCGCACGCTCACGCCAAATTTATTATCGATAAACCAGATCTGATTGAAGTCCACGATACACATGCATCGCTGACCCTTTTCGATACTGTCCACCGCGAGAGGCTGACGAGACATATCATACGCTTCGGCCAAAAACTCGCCAGAAGGCTTGGTCATGAGCTTAAGCTTGAGCGTGGATGGATAGTCGTCCTTGCCAGGGCGCACAAGCGGCTTGTAGAGAGCCTCCTTTATGACCTCAATATTGTACGGCTTTCCAAGCCATTCCTTGGAGTTTTCAGCAACCACGGAGATGATCTTGCTGTCGAGCTCAGAAAGCTTCTCCATAAGCGCACACGCGTCCTCGTTGTCCTTGTCGAAAGAAAGATCGAGGGAGTATGACGTGCGATTGGTAGCCTCGTCAGTAAAAGCACTCAGGCCGAAAGGTGAGCGCATGAAAGGAAGTTGAAGGTAAAGTTTCTTATTCTCTGGTGCGTTAATGTATACGGTTTTTCCACCGTTCTTATTCTTCTTCATCTTGGAGAGGATGACGGAGGAGGGATCAAAATTTTCATAACGCTGAATGTTGGTGGACATGGTACTTATTATATATCATATACGAGACGAAACTTTAAGTACCTTTTTATAAGATTGAAACTTCATAATTTTTTTTCTAGATATATTTTAAACATACAGAATGGGATTATTCAAAGACTGCGGTTGTGGTTGTGATGGTAAGAAACAAGAGAAGAAATTTCTTATTTCCATTATGGCCGCTTTATTATTTTTTATAATCGCGAACCCCAGCACATTTAGGGTCATGCGATCTATCTTAGGTAAGTGGGTGTCTAGCCCCACGGGTTGTCCTTCCACGGGCGGACTCGCTCTTCACACCATTGTATACATGCTGATTACATGGGGTCTCATGAACATCCGTGTAGAGGGGTATGAGATTATGACCGGTGAGATGGCACCCTCGGCTAAGCCTCCTCCTATGCCTAAGAAGAAGTTAGCTGATGTTGACTTCGATAAGGTTCCCGTCGAGGAAATTGATATTAATGAGTTTGAACTCAGCGAGGAAGGTGGTCCTCCTCCGGAGATGATGATGGGTCCTTCCCCTAGGAAGCCTCCTCCTATGATGAAGAAGGCGCCTGCTCCCAGGATGGCTGACACGCCTACTCCTACTCCCGGTAAATTCGATGATATTGTCGGATTCAGCGACAGTGGTGCTATGTTTTCTTCTATGGATATTAACGAGTCTATGGATTTACCCGCACCCCTTAAGAATGGTTCTTCTGGTAAAGGAGCTGTAACTTGCAGCTGCTCCAACGGTAATAAGGTAGTTATTACTCCTTAAAAATCTTCGTCGAAAGCGAGTTCGGTAGTTTCGTCGATTTTACCGTAGTCTCCTACCCGTTTTTCAAAAAAATTAGTCTTTCCATCAAGGGATATATTTTCCATAAAATCAAAGGGATTTTGTGTATTCCAGATTTTATTGAACCCCGCTTGTTTTAACATACGGTCAGATACGTATTCGATATAATCCGACATTTTATCGGAATTCATACCAATTAGGCTGCACGGTAAAGCTTCGATTATGAACGATTTTTCAATTTCCACTGCCTCGCGAACTATCTCATACACGATATCTTGGCTAGGTTTATTTTTCAGCATTTTGAATAATTCTATCGCGAATTCTAAATGTAAACCTTCATCACGACTAATTAGTTCGTTACTAAAGCAAAGTCCGGGCATTAAACCACGTTTCTTGAGCCAGAAAATTGCACAGAAACTACCCGAAAAGAATATACCTTCAACACACGCGAACGCCAGGAGACGTTCGGCGAATGGTCTAGAAGTATCAAACCACTTCATAGCCCATTCGGCTTTTTTCTTAATAGGATCAATCAGCGTGATAGCTTCAAAAAGACGTTTCTTCTCGGTACTATCACGTATATATTTATCAATAAGTTTACTATATGTTTCTCCGTGTACCATCTCGTTGTGACATTGATATGCGTAGAAAGAACGAGCTTCAGTAATTTGAACCTCGTCAGCAAAATTATTATTTATATTTTCAAAAACAATACCATCCGAACCAGCAAAAAATGCTAAAATGTACTTAATAAAATGTTGTTCATTTTCGCTCAATGATTTCCAATCTTCCATGTCAGACGACACATCTACTTCTTCGGCGGTCCAATTTGACATTTGTGCCTTTTTATATAAGGACCATAGGTGCTCATATTCTATAGGAAATATAGTGAATCTGTTCATAGTTGGTAAAAGTATCGGTTCGGCTTCTTCTATGAATTCTTCGAAAGCAAAATAGTCGCCTACGTGAGAACCGTTAACAAAAACCTGCGGATACGTGGATGCCGTGGCTCCACAGCGATCCTTCAGCACAGCTTTATCGACGTGCGACTTTGTGTATTCCAGATTTAGATTTTTGCACATGTTTTCAGCGTAATCGCAGTATTTACAGTCCGCTTTCGAAAGAATTTCAACCCCCATCGTGTGTTAATAGCTGTTAATATTTTTTGTCAGAAATCTTTAGATATGATTGTATTTTCTGAAATTCGCCCTGGAGATTTAATCAAGGTTCTTGTCGTTGTGGATGATGTAGAAGATGAACTGTATGCGAACGTAGAGGAAAATCGTGAAGATTATTTGATAGTAAAGTATTATTCTGAGTCGTCGTTAGTGTATAAAAATGCTTCGGTATATCTATTGGAAGACGAAGAAAGTTTGTTACGCGAAGATAGTTTACTTGAGCATCACGAGTTTGGTGGATCGTTATTTAGTCACGTGAAGGATAACATGTACGTATTACTCGAAGAAGTGGATATACAAGACGATAATTCTGAGATATATGACGAATCTGAAGACGAGGGTAGTGATCTCGGGTCCTTTATAGTATCTGATACCGATATAGATGGGGATATGAGCTTACCACCTGACCACGCTCTAATCGACAGGGCGTGGAATGAATGGGAACCTTCTAGTCCGGGATCCAGGCGTTATAAGGAAATGGTGGAGCGAATTGAAGAGCGTGCGAAGTTTCAGATGGATGAAATAAATTTTTAAGAACCTAAGTGCGCTAATTTTTAGAATAAATTTAATAACACACGGTAATGGACCCCGAAACATTGACTACTATATGGTCTCACGTAGACCGACTGAAATCTAAACCAACATTAAAGTCATGTGATACAAATAATTTATTTTGTGGAAGTTGTTCAGGAATGAAAATACTTACGAGAGAGGGGATGGTGTGTTCAGAATGCGGTTTAATGGACTCTATTTATATTGACGAGACGGCTGAATGGACGAGTGGTGTTTCAGACGATGGTCGCGTTAATGATCCTTCTCGGTGTATGGTTCCAACATCGAATCACGAACTATTTTCGGAGTCTTGGGGGAAGAACACGATGATTTCTACTAAAAATGCGTCGACGTACGAGAATAAACGTATGGCTAAGATTAACTTTCACAATTCGATGAATCACAAGGATCGGTCTCTATTCCATGCGTATCGAGATATAGATGAAGCCTGTCGTGATTTGCCAGAAAGTATCTTAAAAGATGCGAAAACTTTTTACAAAAAATTTAATGAATCTAAACTTACGCGCGGTGCGGTTCGGTCGGGTATAAAAGCAAACTGCGTTTTATACGCATGCAGAATTGCGCAAGTTCCGCGTACGACAAAGGATATTGCTGTGATGTTTGGTATACAACCAAAGGACATAAGTCGAACAACTCAATTGTTCACAGAGACGGTTCAAAATGAATCTACGGACAAGAATTATGTAACCAAGCCGTACAATGTCATGCAAAGATTGTTGAATTCATTTGATGTATCTCGTGAAGAGAGATACGCGTGCAATAAAATGTGCGGACAACTCGAAGATTGTGTTGATCTTATGAGTAAGTCGCCAAATAGTGTGGCTACGGCTATCATATACATAGTTTTGGAAAAGAAGGTTTCTAAGACGGAAATTTCGGAGAAGTGTTCGGTGTCTATACCGACACTTAATAAAATTTTAGTTATAGTAAAACGCCATTTAGAGGATAAGATGTAATACATGTATATGAAGTTATTTTTAAGCACCCCATGTTATGGGGGTTTGTGTCTCGAGAAATACGTTTCTAGTATAGTTAGACTCCAAATGGAATTGATGAAAGAGGGTATTCAGTTGATGTTAGATACCACCGAGAATGAAAGTTTGGTACACCGCGCTCGTAACGTATCCGTTGGACGTTTTTTACAAAAAACAGACGCAGATCGCTTCATGTTTATAGATGCGGATGTTGAGTTCGATGCCGCATCTGTAGTTCGTCTCGTTAAATCTAATCACGATGTTTCGGTAGCTGTATATCCTAAAAAGGTTGTTATGTGGGACAATGTAAAGAAGGGTATAGAGGAAGGTGACACCCGAAATATGGGATTGTTGTCTTCGAGTTTGGTCGTAAATATAGGTGCGACTAAGAGAAGTGTTGTAGATGGATTTGTCGAGGTATTAGATGGTCCCACTGGTTTTATGGTTATTACCCGCGATGCTATGGAACGTATGTGCGAACACTATAAACCTACTCTTCAATGTGTAAATGATCACCAAAATCGCGACTTTGATGAATACTGCGCTATTTTTGATTGTATGATCGATCCCGATAGTAAACGATATTTATCAGAAGATTACGCCTTTTGTCGTCGCTGGCAGCAGATGGGTGGTAAAATATTTGCTGACGTAAACACTACATTGGGTCATGTTGGCAATTTACCGTTTTCGGGATGCTTAAATGAAAGGCTTAAGGCTTAGATGAGTAATACTATTATCATGAAGTTGGCGACTATTATTGTTACCCGATCAAATGCGTGTCATGTTAAAACACTTCATACGGTTTTACGTATGAATATACGTTGTGTACAAAATAACGTATCGAATCAAATAGTATTTGTGAATGACGATCCATTCGAAAAAGCTGATGTCATACACAAAAATTTGAAGACTTCTGATCGACTACTGTTTATTGATTTTGGAAAGTCGTTAGATGATAATTCTTTGGATATGGTAGTAAAGTCTAACGATACGTACGGTGTTGTTGTGTTCCCTGGTGTAAAGGAAGGTATAGATTGGGATATGTTTAAGAAAAAAACGTTGGAAAACTCACAAGAGCCGGTTCATCAAATGGGTCTTCATTTTGATACTCAAGTTGATATGAAAATTGCTGATAACGTGTACAGGGTTGTAAATACATCCTCGGGTACGTGGTGTTTGATGTGCAAACAGATCATCAAAAAGATTCGAGATAACCGAACTGGAACAACGAAAATTCAACCTAAGATGGATGTGATGTTTTCAAGATTTAAGGAATACGGAGTGAAAATTGTCGCGTTCACAGCCGCCCAAGTTACATCGACCTACACTCACGAGTGTTTTGGTAACATAATAAATTCTTCCGGAGTTAAAGCTAATTAAAGATTAACCCTAAAATATTAGATATAATGCAACGTCTATATGTAAAGAAAAATGATCCTCTTTACACATACGCGATTTCGTTCATGGAAAGACATTGGGGTGTGAAGGGATTTTTTCCAGGAAGTCAACCCATATCTATCGAGTTTAAACACTTCGACATCTTGGCTTCCAATCAGTATGTTGTGTGCGAAAAAACGGATGGACTCAGATTCATGTTACTATCCTTCATGTATGAAGGTAGAAAGGTTTCTGTGTTAGTCAATCGTGCGATGGAAATGTTTATATGTCCATTAAATTTTAGAAAACCCATTTACGATGGCACTATCTTGGAAGGAGAGTTATATGAAGATACGTTCATGGTGTATGATTGTTTACTCTCCAAGGGTGAAAATATTGGAAAAAAAGATTTTTTAAGAAGACTGGAGTGCATCGAGCACATCAAGAAAATGTTGACCGTTTTGAAAAACGACCCTATAAAATTTGCTATAAAGACGTTTCATGTACTTTCTGAGTTTGAAGATTTCATGAATAAATACTTACCTACAGTTACACAAAAAATTGATGGGCTCGTGTTCACACCCGTTAATGACCCGGTTAAAATTGGAACACATGAGACTATGTTTAAATGGAAGCCTCGAGATAAAAATACCGTCGATTTCCAGTTTAAACGTAAGGGAGATTTATGGAGGTTATATGTACAAGAAAAAGGAAAGCTTATTTTTGAGTCAGAGGTTCGCGACGAATGGGTCGCCGATATACCTTGGATAGAAGAAAATGCTATAATCGAGTGTCAATATATGTTTAACGATACTCCCATGTGGTGGAAACCGGTAGTAAGGCGATACGATAAGACTTTTCCTAACAGTCGCAGAACGTTTTATCGCACTTTGGTTAATATCAAAGAGGATATCAAGATGGGTGATTTTTTGCGATGTACATGAGGACGTGATGAGAATCTGTAGATGGAATATCCATTTTAGTAATAATATCATCATCTTGTTGAAACCATTCTTTTAATTTAATCATAGATACGTAATGTCCACCCCCTTGATTTCCGTAATGTAAGATGCTTGCGCATAGTTCATAGTTATCAAAATCTTCTATGTTTACATTTACTTTTTTATCGAACGATACAAACAATATCTTTGGATATTCTGATATATACGTTTTCGTAGTTGCAACATTGTGTTTTATTCCATCGTCATCTTCGTAATCATCGAGCGTGTACCATTTTTCCGAAGATGTCACCATTTCTCCTACGGTAGGTTTATCCCCGCTTAAAATTAAAAAACTAAACGGTTCTACCATAGTTTTTGTAGCTGTCGGACATATGGTTAACTGTGTTCGTTTTCCGTATACCAAAGACTTTAATCGTGGATACGATTTCTCTAATATATCTATTACACAGAATAGAGCATCTTGTGCATCGTGTGGATACAGGGACTTAAATCTCGGAAACACTTTTTGAAAAGATGCAAGAAGAGGTTCTATATTTATTTTTAAAAATTTTTCATTTTGAAAATAAATTTTTACGAGTTCTTTATATTTATTGGTAAAATCACAATCTCCCGTGTACTCCGTTTTTAAAATATGCGAAGATAATTCGTGAATACGTAACAATAACTGTATAGCGCTGTTAAAGTAGCACGTGTTCCCGTTATTATAGAATCCATGCATTTATGTTATATATTCAAATAACTTTAATTAGAGATTTGCTTACTATATAAGCTATAAATGTCTCAAGCAATTGGTATCGATTTAGGAACAACGTACTCATGTGTCGGTGTATGGCAAAATGATCGCGTCGAAATTATCGCGAATGATCAGGGTAACCGAACAACCCCTTCTTATGTGGCGTTCACGGATAGTGAACGCTTGATAGGTGACGCGGCAAAAAATCAAACCGCGATGAATCCTACTAATACGGTGTTTGACGCGAAGCGTCTCATAGGCCGCAAGTTTTCCGATTCAAAAGTCCGTGAGGATATTAAGGATTGGTCGTTTAATGTCGTATCGGGTGAAGCCGATAAACCTACGATCGAGGTTAATTTTAAGGGTGAGAAGAAACGTTTCGAGCCCGAGGAAATCTCTTCCATGGTTCTACTCAAGATGAAAGAGGTTGCCGAGATGTATATGGGTACTACCGTCAAGGATGCGGTAGTAACTGTTCCAGCGTATTTTAATGATTCTCAACGTCAAGCTACTAAAGATGCTATGACAATCGCTGGCCTAAACTGTCTTCGTATTATTAATGAACCTACGGCCGCTGCTATTGCGTACGGTCTCGATAAGAATAAAGAGGACGATATGAATGTTCTTATTTTTGATCTTGGGGGTGGTACGTTTGACGTTTCCCTCCTTAACATAGAAGATGGTATCTTTGAGGTCAAGGCTACAGCTGGAGATACACACTTGGGTGGCGAAGATTTTGATGCAAGGCTTCTTCGACACTTTTTAGAAGAGTTTAAGCGAAAGCATAAGAAAGATATATCTGGTAACCCAAAATCCCTTCGACGCCTTCGTACCGCGTGCGAACGTGCGAAACGCACTCTTTCTTCCACGGCTCAGACGGCTATTGAAATAGATTCTTTGTATGAGGGTATCGACTTTTATACCACAATTACTAGAGCTCGCTTTGAGGAACTAAACGCGGATCTTTTTCGAAAGTGTATGCAGCCCGTAGAACAAGTTCTTCGTGACTCAAAGATAGATAAATCGAAGGTTGACGAGATAGTCCTCGTGGGAGGGTCAACGCGTATTCCTAAGATTCAACAGATGCTTTCTGATTTTTTTAATGGTAGGGAGTTGAATAAATCTATCAATCCGGATGAAGCCGTAGCATACGGAGCAGCCGTACAAGCGGCTATCTTATCAGGTGTTGATAATAGCAATGTCCAGGATCTTTTGCTCCTAGACGTTACACCTGTTTCTCTCGGTTTAGAAACCGCGGGAGGTGTCATGACTAAGATCGTCGATAGAAATACCACCATTCCAACCAAGAAAGAGCAGATATTCTCTACTTATTCGGACAATCAAACATCTGTTACCATCCAGGTATATGAAGGTGAGCGTGCTCGTGCTCAAGATAATCACCTACTCGGTAAGTTCGATTTAGGAGGTATTCCTCCGGCACCTCGCGGGGTTCCTCAGATTAACGTGGCGTTTGATATCGACGCGAATGGAATTCTAAACGTCACCGCCGAAGATAAAGCCTCGGGTAAGAGCGAGAAAATTGTCATCACCAACGATAAGGGTCGCCTTTCGAAGGAAGATATTGAACGTATGGTAAATGATGCTGAAAAATACAAGGATGAAGATGACAAGTATCGACAAAAGGTTGAAGCTATTAATAACTTTGAAGCCAACGTCTTTGGTGTTAAGAGTATGACCGAGAAGCTCAGTGACGACAATAAAACGCTCGTAGAAGAAAAGGTAAATGAAGCCATATCTTGGATAGACAATAATCGTTCCGCGGAACTCGATGAAATTGAACACAAGCAGAAAGAATTTAGAGAAGCCGTAGATCCCATTTTAGCTACACCATCACCCGAAAAGGAGGAGCAACCGATGGGTCCTAATATAGAAGAAGTAGATTAACAAACCTAAGTGGCTTAGAGATTTAGTGCATTTTAATATTGATACTATGGACGTTCATAAACTTTGTGACGATTTTTATCCCGAGTTCGAAAAGATCCGCAATGAAGATCACGTCGAAGTCGAGATACGATTAGGAAAATTTAACGGAACCTTTTTTGACACTAATTTGGGTAGAGATACTCACGTTAAGATTCTAAAAGGTTTCGGTAAATACGACGGATGGGAACAGCTCGTACAAACACATGAAGAAGTCTTTTACAGGGAACGTGATAACATGCGAATCACCGTAGATGAAAATACGGGTGACGAAACAATTGTTCGCAAAGAAAGTCTTTTTAAGAAGGATTTCAAGGCTCTCGATTCAGCTCCATATGATCTTCGTATAAGCGTAGCAAAGGAAATTCCCGTTACGGAAGAAATTGAACGAGAGATGGACAAGAAACGAAACAAAGCGAGACTGTCATTCGTTCGTAAAAATTTGTCCATAGATATAACCACGTGTACCGGGGATATCACCGACATGGACGCCGAAGATGTGTGCACGTACCAGGTGGAGTTCGAAATAGTAGATGCCAAAAAGGTGCAAACCAAAGATGACCTATTCAAGATTCTGTATAAGATCCGGGATGTATTTAATTTGTTGACTACTAGTAGATGTTAATCGTTTTATTGGCAATATTACTGTTACTGTCATTTACCACGTGGAACACATACAGCCAAGAAGTGAGTGTTTTACGGTATAAATCGCAGTATTTTCATTTATCTAATGGACAATCCAAGCGAATGTTTGATACGATGAGTAAAGATCCAAAGATAACGCTCGATAGTATAAAAAATTTTGTAATGTTAGAAGATCGCTTGCTTAAATTGGAAAAAACGTCTGTGTGCACGGGTGTATCTCACGAACACGAGGCGTTCGCTTTATCTGATACGATAAAGGAGATGTTTTTAGCATATGATTTTTCGTATCATACCATACACCTCAAACAAGTTGCGGAGCCTAACAAACTCATAAATAGAAGTATAACATGTTAATCAAGTAAAGTAATGAACGTCTATGAATACCCATCGTCATATATTTAACGTTATCGTATATATACATTATTAGTCCCATGTCATCCTTTTGTGGATTCATTTTAATCCATTCTTCTGCGTATTCAGAATTGACAAAATCTTCGGTACACAGATATTTTCTTTCTAATTGTCCCATACCCAAAGATTCTGTATCTCTTTCTTCACGTATGTAGTCGCATATGATGTTAATCATGAGTTCACATATACTTTCGGTAATATTCGGTATCCATGTAGAGGGACCTTCGTCTACATGGAATCCTTTCCGGTGCATTTTTACGTGATCTAAGAGTAGTTCTCTTGGATCATCCATTTATATATACTAAGCTCTATCTTTTAAAGCTGTTCAACTACCGTACCCTTGGGGAATCGTGTCTTCTTGTTTTTGTTATTGTTCTTATTTTTAGGTGAAGCAACGTTCATACCCTTTTCCAGATTCTTAGCGAAGTTGTTGTTTAGTGCGTTAAGTTTATTATCTAATTTTTTCATTCTATCTATTTTCCATGTGCGTACAGTGTTTTTCTTCAATTCGTTGACTTGCATTTTCAAAGGAACACCTGATTTATTCTTCTTTATATTTAACGAGTTGATAAGCTTTTTAAGTTCAGCCACATCATTGTTAATTGATGGCATCACGTTTTTATACTTTGTCATCCACCTTTTACCGTACAATTTAATGAGGTCTTCTTTGATAGCCTTATTAGTTAATCTTCGCTTTTCCATAGTTTTTTTGTTTTTAACAACCTTATTCTCTTGTTTCTTTTTCTGCTTAATCTCCTTCTTTGTCGGAGCTTTGGGTGGTGGCAGGTTTAATTTTCTGCAAATAACATCAACGGTATCGGTATCAGATACAGAAATACCCTTCGCAACAGCTATGGGAACGAGTTGTGCCTTTGTGTATGCGAGGCATGGTTTGTTCTTTACTTTGAAATTACCAAAGACGCGATCCCGTATTTTTTGACATATTTGCTCCCTTGTTGTGGTAGATTTAATATCTACTACCCCAATTTTTTTAGCTACCGCAACCAATTCTTGTTTTGGGTAACTGCTGCACACCTTTTTGCCAACCTTAATCCTATGATCATTGGGAAACTTTTTAGACACCTTTTTAGGTTCTTTGATAGTGTTTCGGGTGTTATATCCTATGTTAGATAAAGACTTATTCGTAACTACCGCTTCCTTGCTTCGCTTCTTAACGGCTGGTAGTTTGAGAGCTGTTGTCTTGGGAGAAATAAACCCCATGACGTATAATTCTTGAGCTAAAGCGACACCCGCGTTATACGCGAGTTGCATATCACTGAGAGAGTCTATCCCTAATATCTGAATGTTACCCGATGTAAACAGTTGGAAAGAATATCCTAGATATTTCATCTTTAACGCGGCGCGAAGTTCCGGTTCGTACTCAGTCTTTCCAGATTTTCTTAACGCGTACGAAACTTTAGATAAACTTATAGCTCCGTTTATTTTAAAAGTTCCTACCGTATTGTTGTACTTAATGGGATTGTATAAAAATTGTTCCCTTTTTGTGTAATTATCAACTATGTATTTGCGTACTTTAGATGGTTGAGAAATATCGTTGTTAAGAATACCACCCGAAAAATGTATTTTTCCGTTATTGTAAATCTTAAACGTGATTCCGCGCGGCTCGGCGTCATTTGAAAATACACGACCAGATATCTGAGCGTATGTGTAGTTCACGTTGTTTTTAAGATTTCCAAACTTTCCAGTTAAAGCATGTTCGGCACCCACCTTCATGCGACCATAGTACAGTTTTATACTCGATATTTCAATGTCGAAATTTGTATCGAGTATACGTCTCCGGCCATGTGGGGATTTGTTATAAATATGTATTAAATCGATGCGCTTCGTGCGCGAATCGAAATCTCCGTTAATTAAAGAGTTAAAAAACCCTAATTGTAAAGGTGTAACAGCTAATTTTGATAAATTTCTAGCTCTCAATTTTGCTTCGACCATGAGGTTAGCACGCTTTAACGCGTTTCTACCCAGTTTGTGATTGGCCTTTAATAAATTTTTTTCATTATTATTGAGATATCCTTTTTCGTTTATTCTATTGTTAATTGATCTAGTATTGATATTGTTGTTATTATTTTCAAACTCATTGAAAAGGCCCATGGTTTGTTCTGATGTATATAAATATTTTTAATGATCCGTACCCAGGTGTATACCAGACTTCTCCTTCGTGATGTCGACACCAAAGATAAACTCTTGTGGATCGAGGTGTTTCATACCGTCACCATCGTCATACTTGAGTTCATCTCGCTTGACCACGATTTCGCGCTGTCCGAAGGGTCCCGCGTAGAAGTCATACGTAAATCGAGGCTTGCCGAGGTTGTTAAGATTACAATACTCGTTGAACTTCGAAACGAACACAGACTTGGGACAATACGCGTTTTCGTCGAAAAACACCTTCGGCGATTGTAAGAAGTTCTCGAGTGTACTCGCAACGACCGCAACTTGCTTTTGTACGTTCTTGAAGTATTCTGGTACCACATTCCATATGTCAACAGCCTTGTGCTTCTGTCCATAATCAAGATAGGCTCTGACGCACTTTTGTAAGATAATCGGAAGCTCACTTTCAAGTTTATCGTCGAGTGTCGTATCCGCATTCTTCACTTGTTTACCAAAGTTAACAGTTAGAATACGGCGCAAAATACTACCAGAGTTATCCTTCCATTGCGGCACTTCATTTCCACCAAGAACACCGGGTGTGGTCCACACCATGGACTTGGCCTTTTCGTGCTTAATAGCGATGGAGACATCTTCACCGCTCACAATAGACTGGAACTCCGCCTGTTCGAGTGCCAAATCATTCTTGACCTCTGGTGCGATGAACATGAACGCGTTGTAGATGGCCGATAGACCGAATTTCCGCTCAACGTTATTCGAAAGGGTACCCACATCGTCTGGGCAATAAAACTTACGGAATACCTTTGTGATAAGCGTGGATTTACCAGATCTCGCCACACCCTTTAGGAAAGGTATGATCTGCCACTTGTCAACCTCATTTACATCATAGCATAGCCTACCACCCATCACGTATATCCACTTACAGACTTCCTCGTCGAAGTTCTGATAGTCGAGAATTGATTGAAAGTGGGGTGTAGGTATTTCATACCAGTTTTCGACGTGATCGTAATTCACAAACTCCTGGTCGAAGTATTTGCAACTCACGATAGTCTGATCGAGATTCTTAAACTCTGGAGATTCATAATCATAAAACGCACACTTCACAGGTTTAGTTTGCGCCTTTGACTTATCCCGCTCTAGATCAATGCAGCCTATGAAAATACCATTATTAAATGACCATACGTGTCGGTCCTTGTTTACATCTTCAAACTGCATATCAAAAACATTCGTCAAGTGATTAATAACATGACGTTGTGCGATACCAGACGAGGTAAGATTCTTCCACAGATCAAACCACGTCTCCTTCCTCCCCACACTATACACGAAATCGGCGACACTCTTCGTCGTTTTCCACGCGCGTGTAGAACACCCAGTAGATGTTTTAATCTCTTCGCAACAGTTACCCTTGTACCTTTTAATATTATGTTCGTACAAGTGTTTCAGGCATTGTAATATAGCCTGTTGATAGGCGGAAAGTTCTTCCACCTTTTGAATAGTCGAAACTCTGTATATAGACGGATCAGATTCGGGGTTAATAGGAACGTATGTAGGATTATTTACACGGTCGTAGATGCGAGCCCCCCTGAATACAATTTGCCAGGAATCATCAACCTGATCTATCAGGCGATTGATACGTACAGATAACTGTAAATCCTCTTCATTTTCCTCGGATAACATGTTTAAACTATCGGCGCGATGATAGAGTTCGCATAGGCGATCCCTCATTCGCATGTATTTTGCGGATATACGTTCTATGTCAGTAGATTTAGGTATACCGTCTTCGTTTAATTCATCCTGATTGAAGAAGTTGTCGTATCCCAGCCTGAAGGATAAGTATTCGTTGTCGCGTTCATTTATTTTCCACATGCTTTCAAGTTGTCTTAGGAAGTTAATAACTTCCTCACGTTCATATGTTTGTATCTGATTCGTCCACATGGCATCATTTGCTTCATCTCTATTCGCCGACTCACTCAGAAAGTGAGTGGCCTCTGGCATTTTATATTATAGGGTTTCATTTTTCTAAGCCCGATTATTTTTGGAGGCTCGATAAAAGTTTTACCAAAATTTTGTTTTGAATTTCAAGTTGTTTACCTATGCTGACCAGGGCCGTACAGACGGTATCACCATCCTCGGTCATGAGGGTCGACGCCAGTAGCGACTCGGTGGAGATAAAGTCATCCTGCTCGAACTCGTCGAGGTTAATTTCCTCAGGATCATCGATCGAACTTTCATCATCACCAGACATGGAGGGCTCCTCCTCATGAATCTCCCCAGATTCAGAATCGGATTCGGTTTCGATCTCGTGCTCAAGCCTGTCAGACTGTGTAGACATTTATGGTAGGCTCAGGAAAAATCGATACGATTTTTTCGCACTTTATCATCCCAAATTATTTTCTTGCTATATAGTACAACAACACACAAAAATGGCGGGCGGTTTAATGCAATTAGTCGCCTACGGCGCACAGGATGTCTATCTCACTGGTAACCCCAAGGTTACATTTTTCCAGGCTGTCTACAGACGCCATACGAATTTCGCGATGGAGAACATCGAGCAGACCGTTAACGGTACGCCCGCTGACTCCGGCCGTGTCTCCGTTACCATCGCGCGTAACGGTGACCTTGTAGGTGACATGTATGTCGAGCTTAAGGCTGCGAACATCGGTGTCACTTCCGCTAACGGTGGCGCTATCTCTAACGAGTGGGTCGCCGAGCGTGCAATCAAGGACGTCGAGTTATCGGTGGGGGGACAAAGAATAGACAAACACTACCAGAAGTGGTGGCGTCTCTACTCTGAGCTTTACCTCGATTCCGCTAAGAAGACCACTTGGGGTAAGATGACCACTGGCAAAAACTCTCAGGTTTTCCTTCCTCTTATTTTCTTCTTTAACCGCAATCCCGGTCTCGCTCTCCCACTAATTGCCCTACAGTACCACGAGGTCCGTCTTGATTTCGATTTATCTTCCGAATTCACTCAATACACTGACGGTACCACTTTCAAGGTATGGGCTAACTACATTTACCTCGACACTGAGGAGCGTAGGCGTTTTGCCCAGAAGGGTCACGAGTACCTCATTGAGCAGGTTCAGCACACTGGTTCTGATACCCTCTCCACCTCTACCCAGAAGCAGGTCCGCCTCTCGTACAACCACCCCGTCAAGGAGCTCGTGTGGTGTGTCAGTGAGGCCAACGCTTCTAACTGCGCTATGTGGAACTTCACCACTGACGTAGATGCCATCGTCACCACCGCCGGCGGCGCCGCTTGCCAGGCCGGTTCCGATACTCTTCTCGACCTCAACGCTGGTAACTGCCCCAAGCTTCTTGCGGGTCACGGTGCCACTGCGACCTCGGAGAGCTTCGACGAGGAGACCGCTGGTCCCCTCTCCACCGCCAAGCTCGTTCTCAACGGCCAGGACCGTTTCAAGGAGCAGACTGGCAAGTACTTCAACCAGGTCCAGGCTTTCCAGCACCACACTGGCTCCCCTATGCCCGGTATCTACTCTTACTCGTTTGCCCTTAAGCCCGAGGAGCATCAACCGACCGGTACTTGCAACTTTTCTCGAATTGATAACGCTCAGGTTTCCTTCGGTGCGACTACAGACCTTACAACTCTCAACATGTTCGCGGTTAACTACAACGTCCTCCGCATCCAATCCGGTATGGGTGGTCTCGCCTTCTCCAACTAAGCATACAAATCAAATTTGTATTTGTTATTAAAAATTAATTAATTCTTCATATTTAAAAATTGAAATCACACAATTTTTAAAAATGAAATCCGGTCGGACACTTTATTTCGCATTTACAATTTGATCCATATCGAAACATATGTAGGGTGGTTCATCGTCATACCCATAGTATCGAATCGTTATTCCCATGACTCTTTTAAAATAAGGATTAAGTTCTTTGTTTATGAAATGTTTCCATTCTTTTAAAGTTGTTCTATAATACTCCAATCCACCCTCGCTGAATACACGTTTTTGTATATCGGGTCTTTGGCGAAACTCGGTCATAATACGCTTTGCACCAGCTGGTAACGGCGATTTATTTTGTTCCGCCGCATCTATTATATCTATTATGTAGTATCCATAACTATCACAAATTATGTTGGTTTGCATCGCTGGAAATTCTGAAATATAAACTTTTAAATCTGCGTTACTCGGAAGTGTTACGAATACGTCTTCGCTGTCACTGTCTTTTAGTGGTACGGCGAGTATATGTGGGTGTGTGTGATATGTTATGAGCGATGGCCAGACGGTTTTTATCGCATCGGATTCCATACGCCTTCTGTTTTTTGATGTAACGAACGAAGGTTTGTCAAATTTCACAGTCGTCGGCCCTATTTTACATTTTACGGCACCCGCATATTCCCAGGATTTTTTAGACGACAGTTCGTGTATCTTTTTTAAATCCCTGATTATTGGTCTGGGTATTTTTGTACATTTCTTTTGGAACATTAGCGGGTGAGCTGTGTACATATTCGCGACTGTCCTATAATTATACATAAAAATATATTTGTTATATAAACTATGCATCTGCTTTATACAGATGGAAGTTGTTTAGGAAACCCGGGTAAAGGGGGGTGGGCGGCAAGATGCGTATATTTATTCGATATAAGTGGTGGTGATCCATACACCACGAATAACATCATGGAGATGACTGCTGTTATTCGGGGATTAGAGGAATGCTTAAAACATTTAATAAAGGAAGTGTCCGTACACACCGATAGTAATTACGTGAAGACGGGTATGAAACACTGGGTAAAGAATTGGCAAACGAACGGTTGGAAAACCGCATCGGGTACTCCGGTTAAAAACAAGGAATTATGGATACGGTTATGTGATTTGGAACGACAATTTGATAAAATTCAGTGGATTTGGGTAAAAGCGCATAACGGGGATGTTAACAATGAACACGTCGATAAGGAAGCGAGAAGATTTGCTACATCTTTTCCATAATCATGTATAAAGAATATCTCATATACTCAGTATATGAGTCTTAAAAAAAAGGAAGAGGTAACTGCGCGTCGTTCGTATGAGGAACGCGAAAAGTTATTTTCTGATAATCGGGCTAGAGCTCTTGAAAAAGCTATGAATACCGAACGTGTTAGATACAAGTCTAATGCAAACTCAAACGATTTCGTTAATTTTTTGAAAAAGCGTTTGTCTTTGTGGGAAGACCTAAAGACCGATACCATTGAAAATGGACGTCTTACGAAAGGATTTACGAAACGTCATCATGAAAATATGTATAATAAGACTAAAGAAATAGTTAATTCTCTCGATAAGTAAATTAATTACCAAATGCAACACCGGCCATACCATCCTTTATCCTGAGGATGTTATGGTTGACCGCATATACCCTATTTATACCATTGAGCACACCCGTGGGGTCAGCGAGAGCTAATTTAGCGTTATCTATGCGGCTAAAATTGAGTGAACCTGATGGCTGAGAAGCATTCATCTTTAAGCAAAACGGCCACGTGAACAGGGGTGCAGTATCAAGTACACCGGATGGTAAAGATGTGGTGTGCATTTCTGGCACAACATTGTGGTGGAAGGTGCTGGACATGTTTTCGAATAAGGATGTACCGTTGATGTAGAGTGTGGCGGAACTGAAATTTTGTATAGCAGCCCAATTCTGGTTAGCAGCCTTAGAGCTTACTAAGTGTAAAGCCTTGGTAGGGTGATTGAAGTATGTAAGATCAAGCTCGGTCGTGGTGGGCGACGTTGGCTGATATTGAGTCTGTGTTATGAGAAGTTCGTGTTCGGTGTTAACGAGGAAATCACGCTCATCAGAATCGAGGTACACGTATGTACCATATACCTTGGGTGAAATAGAACCTAAACCACTCCTGCACCGAATACGTATCTCAACCTGATGATACTGTAACGCAGTAAGAGGAAGAGATTTAGTCCAATCATCACTAAAGAAGAAAGGGATTACGAAATAATCGGAAGCACGTCCCGCAACGGACGCGGCAGCCAAGGCGTTACCCGCGATTGTGTCAGTTGTGACAGCACACCCAGCCTTGGAAGATGTATCCTTGTAGAGGATGTTGTGTACACCCTGGATGAAAAGGGAGTCTAACTTACACACCTCCTGTCCACCGATGTGTAACGAGAACTCGGTAGTGCTGGTATCATCGTTGGCAAAAAAGGCGTTGGTGTTAACACCAACGTTAGAAATGTTTGGAGATTCAATCCACACATAGCTGAGAAGATCACCCTTGGACTGAACGGGGATAACAACTTCATTACCACCGCTGAACGTACCCACAAAATCCATACGCTCGGGCTTGATCGAAAAGTTTGTATAACGTTTGTAGTTTTGACGGAAAAATGACACCTCGGGGGAGCCGGTGATGTAAACATCCTGAGCACCCTTGGACACGAGATCAATCAACGCAGCTGACATTTTACTAATATATGATATTAAAAATTTGGGGCGATTACGAAGTAGATGGTGAAATTTCAAGTGTTGACCTGGGATTCTCGAGATGAAAATAACGATCATTACATTCGACTGTTTGGGAAAACACTCGAAGGAAAATCTGTATGTGTGACAACTACATTCAAACCTTATTTTTTTATTAAGATTCCTGTGGGTTCTAGTCAAGAGGCCCTGAAAGGTATTATTGAGAAGAAGTTTCACGAAGAGGTGTACGAAATTGAAGAGGTCGAAGCTAAAGATGTCTGGGGGTTTCAAAATAACGAGAAACGTCGGTTTTTACAGGTATTCTGTAATGATAGCGCGCAACGAAGACGTGTGAGCAATTATATTAACAAGATGATGAATAATCAAAACTATAAAGAAAAATCTATAACTTACATCTACGAATCAAATGTAGACCCAGTATTACGACTCATGCACCGAACGGGTATTCAATCTACTGGGTGGGTAGATACGGAAAACTCGTGTACACCCGGGTATCACGCTACGGTCGATATTGATCTGTTCTGTAGAGACTGGAAAAGTTTGAAACCACTAGATGTTACCGACGCCGCACCCTTTGTTGTAGCGTCACTTGATATTGAGTGTCATAGCTCTACGGGTAAGTTTCCCAATCCTCTCATCAAAGAAGATGCATGTTTTCAGATTGCTATATCATTGGTCAAATTTGGATCTACCGAGGTATATGATAAGACGTGTTTGTGTTACAAACAAACCGGTAATAACCTGGAGGGTTGCACTATCAAAAGTTATGACACCGAGAATGATATGCTGATGGCTTTCAGCAAGTATCTCGTTGATCAAGACGTCGATATAATCACTGGGTGGAATATCTTTGGTTTTGATTTAAACTATATCATTCAGCGAGCTTTGTTGAATGATTGTCCTCCATCCTTTTTCCAAATGAGTAAACTTAATGGGTATAAGTGTAATATTAAGAATAAAAAACTTTCTTCAAGTGCACTGGGTGATAACGAGCTTCAGCTTTTACCCATGCCCGGACGATTTATTTTTGATATGTTTCATGAAATTAAACGCGAGTACAAGCTAGACTCATATAAACTCGATAACGTGTCTAAACTGTATTTAGGTGACCAGAAAATTGATATGGCACCAAAGGAAATGTTCGCGCGTTTTCGTGAAGGTGATCCTCTTAAGTTACAAGAAGTTGCCGAATATTGTATTAAGGATACGATTCTTCCCCACCGTCTATTGGATCGATTGTCAACACTCATCAATCTTCTAGAGATGGCTAAAGCCACGTGGGTTCCTATCAGTTATCTCGTGGAACGTGGACAACAGATTAAGGTGTTTAGTCAACTGACCAAAAAGGCGCGTGAGCTGGAATTTAAAGTTCCTACGTTTAGTTACGGACATACGGATACTACTGGATATGAAGGCGCTACCGTACTCGAAGCACAGTCTGGTGCGTATTATACACCTATTACTGCCCTGGATTTTGAAGGTCTGTATCCATCTATTATGATGGCACACAACCTTTGTTATTCGTCGCTTGTAATGGAGGATAAATATAAAAACATACCTGGTATTACGTATGAACAGTTTGGAGATCACGTTTTTGCACAAGATGTACCCTCTCTTCTACCAAGTATCCTTCTAGAACTTAAGCAGTATCGAAAGCAAGCTAAAAAGGATATGGCAAACTCCACCGGAGCGTTAAAACAGATGTACAATGGTAAGCAGCTCGCTTATAAGATTTCTATGAATTCCGTGTATGGATTCACTGGAGCTTCACGTGGTATGCTTCCGTGTGTAGCCATCGCATCAACAACTACTATGAAAGGTAGAAACATGATTGACGATACAAAGAACTACGTAGAGAAGAACTTCCCGGGGTCAAAAGTTAGATATGGTGACACCGATTCCGTCATGGTGGAATTCGATGTACAAGGTAGAACTGGAAAGGAAGCTATCGAGTATAGCTGGGAGCTCGGTGAGCGTGCAGCGGCTGAATGCACAAAGCTTTTCAAAGCCCCGAATAACCTAGAGCTCGAGAAGGTCTATTGTCCATATTTCCTTTACAGCAAGAAGCGGTATGCCGCAAAGCTATGGACTAAAGCTAAGGATGGAAACATGAACATGGACTATATTGATGTTAAGGGGCTGCAACTCGTTCGCCGCGACAACACCCCGCACGTACGCGAAGTAAGTAAAGAACTACTCGATGTCGTACTAGAGAGTAGTGATACTACTGCACCAAAAGCCCTGGCGAGGCAAAGAGCTGTAGAACTTTTGGAAGGTAACGTACCCAACGAAAAGCTTATTTTGAGTCAATCTTTGTCAGATAAGTATAAGGTAAAGGGCGAATACGTGGCATATGATAAAGTAAGTCCGGATCACAGCAATATGTTCACATGTAACGATATAAATATGGCTCATGTACAAGTCGTAAACAAAATGCGTATCAGACAACCCGGCTCGGAACCCCAGAGTGGTGATCGTGTGCCGTATCTTTTGGTAGATACGGGTGATCCTAAGGCTAAGGCGTTTGAAAAAGCTGAAGATCCCAAATATGTTCAAGAGAATAATATCAAAATTGACTATGCGTATTACTTCCTTAACAAATTTTTGAATCCTGTGTGTGATTTATTGGAACCGCTTTTTGAAAACCCTAAGGACGATATCTTCGGAGAGTTGCTTTTAAGAGCTAAACCACCACGAAAGAAGCGCGAACCCAAATCAAAACAAATGACAATATCAGACTTATTTAAAAAATAAAATCCAATATAATGTATGGTCTATGATAAAGATGTTTTGCAAATAAATCAGTTATTTAACGAACGTGTAGATAAACGAGTATATGAAAAGGTGTGTGAAGTTATAGAAAAAATTTCAGACATTCACAATATACCACTAAAACTTTTACGAAGAGATGCTTTAGGAGAAAACGGACATTGCATGGGTTTGAAACGTGACGGTACGTTGTGCACTAAAAATGCCGCGGGTGGTTCAAACTTTTGTAATTTTCATATAAACGACAGAAGATTATGTGAACCCGTAGAACGATCCGGTAATGTGGTGCGGCATAATCATCCCTGGCCCGGGCCGCGCGTAGAGGGTTGTCCCAAGTGTGAGGAAGATAAAAATAAGCGTCAAACAAATGAACTTAGAGAATTAGCTTCCATTATGTAATAATGAACAAATCTGATATACTATTAAATTCTATTAATACTTTCTACGCCTTACCCGAAAATAGAACTATATTGAAGGAACTTTTAAATAAAAGTGGTGGTATATCACTTCGAAATCTCGAGTGGTTTATTACCAACTATTCCAAAAAGAACAATTTAACATACAAGACCAATGATGGTAAGATGTTTAGTGTACACTGCGCCTATAAATCTAGTTTAGATGGATACAGTAAAAAGCTATTCGACCCATTTTGTAGGTCCAATAAAATACAATATGTTGTTCCGGGCACAACTGATGAAATAAGTACAACTGTCGCACAGTTAAATTTCATTAGATGGTGTATTAAGAACAATATAGTTGATTATATACGCGATCATCATTCCGATTTATTTAATAAAGGGGGGACATTACAAAAAGATAGCTTACATCTGCAATAGGTTTCCAACACCCGCACCCGTTGGTCTAGGTCTAGCACCTAACGGTCCATTCTGTGTCACAGATGCGGGTTCGTTTATGACATCTACAGGTGTTTCTGGAACGTATGTTGTAGCGGGTATAGCCGTGAGTGACATAAAACCACCATCAAACTTGAATGTTTGATACCCAACATAGTACAGATGTAAAGAGTATGTGTTTGAACTAGAAAGACCATTCTTTAACTTTACTTCTAAAACGGTACGATCAGATTGAAGTTGTCCAAAATCCAAACTTCCCGATGGCTCCACATTAATCGGATTCATCGAGAATGTATACGTATAAATATTCTTTTCAGGCCTAGAAAGCCTGCTGTTATGAGGTACAACATACTTGTAATACGCATGATCGACGAAAGGTAAGTTCGGTAAATCTTGTCCATTTATGTAGATTTTTGCACTGTCCATGATAGGTTGGAAAAATGCATTGGATAAAGATACAGAATCGCTCGCTGAAAAATTATAACGATTATAGAATCTGTTGTTTACGAGATTCGCACCACCACTATACGTGTTTTCATCTTCGAAATCTGTATGACGTAAGAACCAATTAAGCGTTTTTACTGGTATGTCTGGTACGAGTTGTAATTTTATTTCATCTTTATTGAGCTCACTTTCTAAGGTGGGGTGCTTTTTCACTATATCAGTAATCAACGTTTGGGGTTTTGTAGTGAGATATATCCGTTCTTGGTTGGATACTGTGATTTCTTCTGTTATTAATCTGAAATTAGCCAAACTAACCGGATCCGTGGAGTTTGTAAAAAACGATTGTGGTCTGAATGTGATTTCAAACTCTATCTTTTGTTTGTATATGCTGCACGTAGGAAAGTATGGTCTATTGGGATTGTTAGACTCGTATTCGTCTCCTTCATATTTTCTCGAAAAGAAAAGTGGTATGGGAATAAATAATTTAGATTCGTTTGTAATCAAACCCGCGTTATTTGAATCAGATGTTCCTTCTGCAAAGAAACGATTAACTAAGTATCTCTTCGTACGTTTTTCGGACGCGTCGAGATACAGTTCGTCATATATGATACCCCAATCGTCGTGGAATTTTTCTACTTCGAGTTCGTCTACGCGCATGGCTACAGATTTTATTAAATGTCTTCCTATTTGATCGGATAGGTAATACGAGTTACTGCCTAATCCTGGAAAATCTATAGCTATGTATAAATTACTCAACAAATCGCCCATATTTCGCGGATTTAGTGTTACTTTTATAGTTTCACCAAACGGCCAAGTATCCTTTGTACCAGGGTTATCGATTTTTGTACTTCGATGAAACTTTTGAAAATTTGAGTGTCTCTTGGGATCATATTTAAAGAACGAATTTTCTGGATCGTTTTCCAGTAAATATGTATCCTGTTTACCGATCGCGTTAAGTGCTATCTGAGCACCAGGATTAGGACCTTCGACGATCATATCTAAATATTAGTTACATTTTTTTAATATCAGTTTCCCACATTTCAAAATAACCAGTAGCTTCAATCAAGCAAACTTCTTCTCTGAGTTTATTCCATTCATCGAACAAACCTTTCACACGCTCTTCGGTATAGTCGATTGTCTTAATGTGTAGAAGGTAATCGTGCGAATCGTCAATCTTTGGAAATAGGGTAGAGAGTTGGTTCTCGAGGTCTTGTTTTTTGCGACGGAATACCACTATGTCACCATCGATTACCATCTTAACAAAACGCGCTCGGTGAGAACAAAGTTCTGCCTTTTTCCGAGTTATATCGATGAGATGTGCCTTACGTTTCTTGTAATATTCCATACGAAGTTGAATAAAATCAACCAAAATTTGTCCGGGTGAATTATATTTACATATACCTTTCGTTGGATGAAACAAATGCATATTTGAACACCTGATAGTCTTCTCCAATTTGAGATCCTTCACGGCATCTTTACCATTGTAATCTTGAATCACAAAGTCAACGTTTTCGGTTGTGCTATTATTCGTGAAGCCACTGATAATCTTCTTCTCGACGAGAGTATCAAGGTGTTCCTTATAGTCTTGTGTCCAACGACCCGGCGGAAGTTCAGATACTTTAATCGTCTTTCCGATACACGTCCATTCACCTTGAGCTACCCATGATTCATCGTCTTGTTCGAGGATTTTACCCTTGAACCCTTTAAACCACGGTTTCATCTTATACATATCTCTTCCATTGGTGAAGTTTAGAATATTAGCTTTGATATCTTCTGGGTTGAATGGGGGTACATAGCAGCTGAAACCAGTGCCAATACCTTCCGTACCATTTACGAGGACCATGGGAAGGGTAGGTATGTAGAACTCTGGTTCTATAGATCGTCCATCGTCATCAAGATAAGTGAGAACTGCATCATCCTTGGGATCGAAAATAGTACGCGCCTCCTTGGTGAGCTTCGTGAAGATGTACCTCGTTTGAGACGCATCCTTACCACCCATGAGCCTCGTTCCGAACTGACCACACGGTTCCAGAAGATTAATGTTATTCGAACCCGTGTAATCGTTGGCAAGCTTCACGATCGTTTCTGCGAGGGATACCTCGCCGTGGTGATAGGCACTCTTCTCGGCCACGTAGGCTGCCAACTGTGCCACTTTCATCTCATCCTTGAGATTCTTCTGGAAACAAGAATACATCACCTTCCTCTGAGAGGGCTTGAGACCGTCAGCCACGTGAGCAATTGATCTCTTCAAATCAGCCAATGAAAAGTTGACGAGATCTTTATGAATAAACTCTGAAATATCCAACTGCTTAATGTTACCGTAGGATACTTCGAGTTGATTCGCCTCCTTTGCAGTATTCTCGAGGAGCCAGGTCTTTCGTGCATCAGCCTTCTTTTTGTCGAAAGCGAGAACAACCGATTCGTCCGTCATGACATCCACGTCGAACTTGACCGTGAGCGTCTCAATCATCTTGAAGTACTCTCGAGCCTCGGCGCTCGTAGAAGTACCGAGACCCTTATAGTACTTGATTCGCCAGCCAGCCTTTCCATCACCGTACCACGCGCGGAAGGCAGAATCCGTGTAGAAGGATTTAGACTGAGATCCCTTCGTGGCTTTAATGATAGGAGTCACCATAGAAACGACGAATCCGAGATCGAGAAGAGATGGCCAAAAGGCGTGGATCATATTGATAATCAACCCCTTGATGTGGGAACCGTCATTATCTGCATCCGTCATAATCATCAAACGTCCATATCGAAGCTCGGAAACATCCGTGTACTCCTTACCCTGTTGAAGCCCGAGTATCTTCTTGAGATCGGAAAACTCCTGGTTCGAACTCAATTGTGCGACAGAAGCATCGCGGACGTTCTTGCATTTTCCCCGAAGGGGAAAGACTCCGTAGTGATCTCTTCCCACCACAGAGAGACCAGCAACGGCGAGAGTCTTCGCCGAGTCACCCTCTGTTACGATGAGAGTACACTTTTTTGATTGGGTTGTACCCGCCTTGTTTGCATCGTCAAGCTTCGGGATCCCGGTGATTTTACTCTTACGAGCTCCACCGTCAGTCTTAGCCAGCTCTTTCATCTCCTTGAATTTCGAAAGCGCTGTGAGTTCATCAGAAATACCCGTCTTTAAAACGTTTTTGACGAATGTTTTGGGCAATTCAAACTTTGACCCAAAGTCCTGAGCCTTGAGCGTACACTCAGATTTGACCTGACTCGAGAAGGTAGGATTTTCCAAGGTCGCCTTGACGAAGATGCGAAAGGTTGCCTTGACTTGTTGAGGCTTCAGTTTGATCTTCTTAGCCATATCATCAATGATTCCCGAAGCAACCAGTGAAGCCACATGATCTACATGCGTACCACCCTTAGTGGTGCAGATACCATTCACGAAGGAAATCTGCTCCATACCATCTTCCGAAGGTCCGATGCAAACCGACCAGCGATCAGTTGTAGCACAGTGTACATTGTTCACACCAGTGTGCATTTTCGCGTAGGCTTCGAAGTTTTGCTTGGGAAGAGCTTCACCGTTAAACTTCACTTTGCAATTTGCCGAAGTGCAGATGTTTGCATCCCATACGCGCTTTTCAAAGATTTTGTAGATATTGAAATCCATCTTGGTCATACCAAACCGTTTCCAATCAGGAACGAATGTGATGGATACAGATGACGTGGCACCCGAATGTTTTTTGATTTTTGGAGGTTCACACACGGACATATTATCCGACCATTTTTGTGTGTACGTTTGTTTCGTTTCATGGTCTTTGATCACGATTGAAAAATTGCTCGAATAAATATTGGTTAGCTTGGCTCCATATCCGTTCCTACCTCCGACTATCCGCTTTTGGTCGTCATCATAGTTAGTACTTGTTAGAAGATGTCCGAATACGAGTTCAGGGTTCCAAACTCCTTCTTTTTCGTGTATTTTAACAGATATTCCACCCAGTGGACCATTATTTTCGATGGTTACAGAACCGGATACTTTATCTACGGATACAGAGATGGACGTTACATTTTTAGGATGGAGTGAGTTGCGATCGATGGCATTGACGAGGATCTCATCAAAAATCTTGAGTAAACCAGGCGAGTACTTAGTGAACTTTTTTTCGAACTTTTGACCGTTAAGAATCCAATAGGATTCTGTACTTAAAGTGGTTGGTCCGACGTATGAGTCAGGTCTCTTGAGAACATGCTCGCTATGCGTGAGTTTCTCAACGCTCTCCATGATTCTTATATTTATAACGTTTCTATTCTCTAACTTAGGTTCTATTTTACGGTGCGTTTGGGCAATAATGTCCACTTATGGTTAAGGCAGACTTGAACATATTTTTGGGTTCAGAATGATATACACAATACCATCCACCACATATTGGACACTGTATTTTCGGTCCATTTCCGTTATCACTACAGTTGGATTTATACTGATTAGACGTTCCACATCGAATTTTTTTATTATTTAGTTCTTGTTCTAATTTTTCAGCTTCCTTTTTTCTTTCTATTATTTTCTCGATCTCTGTTTCGCTTGGTTGTAAGAATTTTATTACATCGAGAACTTGAAAGTTTCGTAGTTCATCTGTATAATCCGCATGTAAATCTTCGAAAAAATAACGTATCGCAATTTTACCCCCGTATCCACAGGTAACATAAGCGGTACCACCCACCGGTATACGCCCTTCTTCTGGATTAAGACCCTCGGCTTGGATAATTTCTAACGCCGTTCTACCTTCAAAAACACCCGTACCAATAGCGGCATCTATTTTACCCACTGAAGCTCCCTTGTAAATATACACTTCATATTTTACAATGAATTTACTCTCATTTTGTAGCATAACTTTATTGCGACACGGTTTTGTGATACAACAAAAATAGTTTGGCACCGATGATAACATCCCTTTACTAACGTTTAGAAACAATTTTTGTAATCTGATCTACAACTTTTACTACCGAGACAGCATAAGAGAACATGTAAAAACATTTGAGTGTAAATCTATTATTAAATCTCGGAAGCGGAACTTTGGGATTGGTCAGTTTCTTGTGTATTCGTCTTATAGCATTACACGTTTTGAGATACTGTCCTTCTGACATATGTTCCCTCGTATTATCTATGGTATTCATTACTGTGATTAGATCTTGATCTACCACCATTAAAATATGAATCGATTTTTTTTATAATAATTGAACTTATACATCGAGTATGGAATTATTAAAAAATAATTTAAAAGTATTCTCGACATATTTTTTTTAAAAAAATTATCTTTAATTATTTATATTTAAATTAAATTTTCTGGCGCACCGCAAAAGACCGCCAAACCACATGAGCAATTCTTCCTCTGTTTTAGCCCGACTTCTAGGTACCATACGACGAATCTGTCCAGTTTCCCTGAATTTTAACATGTTGGGTGTGATTTTTGGTTTCTGTACAAAACATGAATAGCATACACGTTCAAGTTTAAGACCGGTGAATGAGTACATTTTGTGATTATTATCCATAAAAATAGGGCGTATACGCCGATACCATTTTATAAATTTCTTATTCGGTTTCTCATACGTTTTTATACATGGACTCAGAGGAGCTTGACATCTCGAGCAACAGGAAGTCCATTTTATAAACATGTAATTAAAATGTTCATATACTCTAAATGAGTAAAGTATTACCGTTTATCATCGGTATTATCATAGGTTTCGGTGTCATGTTTATCATTCAATTTCTCAGAAAGAAAAAGGGTGCCGGAAGCACTAATCGAATTTTAGGATTTTCGTATTCTCCCAACACAAGTCTCCTTTTAGATTTCTTAGCTCGTGTACAAGAGATTGTGATTCCCAAAGTCCAGGGTCCTATATGTTCCCTTCTCCACGCGAAAGAATTGGATCTCGACAAATTAGACGACTTTTCTGATATGCAAGTGCCCTGTAACGAGATAATCACACAGATCGATAATGAGAAAGCCAAACTTAAGAATGAATTAGATTCGGGTGATAATGTTAAAATTAACGAAATTGCGGATCTTTTATACACGGAGTTAGATTCTTTAAAGGATAAGATCGTCAAGCGATTCTGCAAAGATGAAGATTCTACCATATCTTCCGCTCAATTGAAAGAACTCATCAAAGAGACTCGTGCGGGATTTTGCGACGGTTTCGACACAACACCCAAGAAGATTGCGGATATTTTAGAAGAAAGCGGTTTTAACACCGATTTCAATCCCGAAGCTATATTTAATATGGCTACAAATTCTATTGCACAAAGAGGACCAATTATCACCGAAGAAAAAAGCACCGAATAAAACCTAAGTCGGTCATAAATTTTCAAAAAAAACAAAATGTCTTATCAAGAGTGCCTCGAGAATGCTATGCGTATACGGAAAGTGTCTTCGCCAGATGATGAGTGTATCCGTCTGGCGAAGGGGCTGATGAAATTAAAAAGGGGATACGACACACATGCACAGAAAAAGAAGAATAGGTCGGCGATCCTTATTGAGGATATTAAACCTATAATTCAACATAAACCCATAAAGAGTTCGGGTATTTGTCAATCAATGACTCTTAAGGGTAAACGGTGTACATTTAAGGCTGTGTGTGGAAATTATTGTAAAAAACATAGCCTTAAACAGGGTGATATGGTGTTAGGTGAAAAATGTGTAGTCGGATCTTAATATTATTTTATCATGTTATATAAATGTTAGATCAGGAAACGTTGCAACCCGTCGTCATCTCCATGATTGTATACTTAGCTTTGGCCAAGATGTTACCAGAATTACTCAAGAAACCTACGGGTATTTCTTTCATAGATGAGCTTAACATGATGCTCATTTCTCAGAAGGGAATGTTAGGTTCTGGTGCACTCTTAACCGGTTTGGTAGTTTTCATCACCAATTACATTCAAGAGGAATTCGCTTAAAACAGTCTCTTTACTCACTAAGTGTTTAGTGTAATCATGTCTCATATATCTCACATCATTGTCGTATGCAGATTTCATGAATTCCATGAGTTGGTCAAAGTTTGGTTTACCCCACTTCATACCCTTCTTAAACAAGAAGTCATCCTTATCCAATTCTTGAATTTCACAATCTATCGTATATGGCGTTTTTATATATTCTGGAGCTCCGCCATAGTTTGTGATTATCACCGGTTTATCTCTTAATGCCGCCTCTACAGCTCCCATACCAACACCCTCAGAACTCGAAAAGCTCAGATAACAATCTCCTTTCCAGTGTATTTCGTCCATCTTATCATCGGGAATTAAACCGTTAATAATTTCCACTCTAGGTATTTCTATTTGTATATCCTGTTTACACGTTGCTTTGACGAGTAATCTAGTATTGGGCTCGTTCATACGTATGAATGCTTCTAAAATTCTATTAAAATTTTTACGTTGATCGAGTACGTTTCCTATGAAATAAAACGTATACGGCTTTTTTCGCGGTTTTGGTATGTGTGCATGAACTACATAAAAATTGTTGTCGGGAAACTGATTAGAGAGTACCCTTTTACAAAACTCACTGGGAACAGCTACATCCTTGAACTCTTTCATGATCATACCGTAATCTTCATGAACTGTTTCCGTTTCACATACAGTCATACACGCTAAATTTTTAATACGTGTTCTCGCATATGTAACGTACTCCATGTTATTCGCGAGGGGTAAAAGAAATATCAGGCCATGATCACTTTCTGGAAGTTTAGATCCGATTTGATAATATCCGGACGATTTAAACAGTTTCGTGTATTTTTGGGCATGTTGACCTATACCAGCCAAAAGTGTTGGGCCGATGAATATCATTTAGTATAAAGATAATCTTTCTTTTATATATAGTAAAATGTCGACTATTCGCGAACGTATTGATTTTGAGCTTACCCAGGTGCATCTTGATAAGACTAGGTTATTTGGAATAATCTCCCAGCTCGTTGATATGTGCGAAGCTGGTGGTCCAGGTGGCGCGGGTCTTCCCGGTCCCGCCGGCCCTCCCGGCCCTCCCGGTCCCGCCGGTCCTCCAGGTCCTCAGGGTCCTCCCGGAGCGAGTGCCGCCCCCGCCGCTAAGAAGCCTGCCGCTAAGCCCGCTGCCAAGCCCGCCGCGAAGAAGGTTGTTAAGAAATCCGATGAATAAATTTAGAAATAATAGTAAATGATAACTGTGACCGCAAAATTAGTGGCTCCAATGTGTTCATGTAATTCAAATGATAAAAAGCGTGTATTCGTTGTTCATAACCCCATGGTAGAACCTATGCAGTTATCAACATTGTCACAACGTATATCTAAGTATAAGAGAACGCAAGTAAAAGATAAAAAAATCGCGGAATTCAAGACGAAGATGTGTGGAGCTTCTCTTAAATTTGCACGGGAAGCGCTCGAAGTACTGGAAGATTTATACGGCGATTCAGCTTTCGAGGATTTATAGGTAAGGCGTGAGGCACTATACCACTTTTATATACAGATCCCAAGAGTAAACCTGCAGAGAGTGCGCGTGTAGGTGCAACTCCAAATGTAGCTGGAATTGTATAAATTCCATTTTTAACATCGTCTTCGATATCTTCTATATCGGCCATATTACTAACACTTGTGGCCAAAAGACCCATCGCTATTGTTTCGTCTTGAATGACATCCACGTGAGCTATCAGGTGAGGAACCACACTGATCGCTCCCGCCCAAAAAGTTCCCACGTAGAATGGTTTTAATAACGGTAGATTTTGTTTAAATGAAGGGTACAGAAGTATAGACATGATTTCTGGTGCGACTAATACAGTTTGATTTGTGTACCATAAAATCAAATTTGCAGTTAGAAGAGCCGCTGCTATAGATTCAGGTGTATCTTCTGTTTTACCATCAAGGTAACGATCTCCGCCATATGCCCATCTCGCAGATGACATGATATATAATAAAGGTAAAGGTTCGAGTGGTGTTCCCGAACATAGAGCTAATATTGTCATAATCGTTCCCACACCTAGGCCAGGTAACATTTGTTTCTAAAGATGGTTAATCTTTAAATATCACCGTAAATTTCTAAAATATCTTTAACCACCAAACTTCTCTCTATATCCGCGTGTTCAAATGTAATACATTCTATACGTTTGTGTCGCTTATCTTTTATCTTTTCGTATATATCTTTTAGTCCGTTATCATCATATTTACGATCATGTTGATTGAGGTCACCCGTTATGACCATTTTACTGTCATCGCCCATGCGTGTGAGTAACATCTTCATTTGATTAGGGGTGCTATTTTGCATCTCATCTGCTATGATGAAGGCGCTTTTAAACGTTCTTCCTCTCATAAATGCGAGAGGACAAATTTCTATTACTTTTTCTTTAATCATTGAAGCTATTTGAGTTTGATTATAAAATTCCGCAAAAATATCCATGATGGGTCTCGTCCATGGATCCATTTTTTCTTCGAGAGTTCCAGGTAAATAACCAATATCCTCTTCTACGGAAACTGCTGGGCGGGTTAGAACGATTTTTTTAAAGGAATCATCATTTAAGCCTTGGATAGCCGCGTAACATGCTAACATAGTTTTACCTGTACCAGCTGGACCTATTGCAAACACCATAGGTTTCATACCGTATAAAACGCGGTTATAATCCCTCTGGTGATCGTTCTTCGGGATGGTCGTCGGAATATTTATTTCCATATCCAAGTCGTCTTCAAAAAATTCAGCTTCATATGAACATGGTGACAATTTTTCGCGACGACCTTTCTTACCCATACTAAATACTCATATTTTATTACTGCCTGGTCTTATATAATTTTATATCATAGTCAATTGTATTAATAATTATATAATCGGATGTTTCTTCGATTACATCTTTAATCTTTCCAACACTCTTTGTTTTTAAAATTTTTGCACAATAAATGGGTATATTTCCATACTTCGGCAACTGATAAGGTTCAAATGAAAATGCATGAATTTGATTTTTTATTTCATTTGCGGTTTTCTTATAATCTACACTAATGTTCTTAAAATCGAGTGTATTTTTTGAAAAATAAGATGAATTAACTGATCCCTGTTCATATGTGGTATACCCATCGTCCGTTAAAAGTTTATGAAAATTTTTTTCAAATATACATTTGGCACAATCGGTGTATTTTTTATATAAATCTAAGGCGACGTCATTTTCTAAAATATCGAAAGTAGATTGATCTATCACATCACCCGTATCTATACCAGCATCCATTTTATGTAAAGTAACACCACTCTCAGTTTCACCGTGTAAAATAGGTAAACATGATGTATACATACCTTTATATTTAGGCAAAATAGAAAAATGTATGTTAAACAACCTATCTGGACGATCAAATAATTTGGGCTTTATAATTTTATCATATTCACATGATATAAAAATACTGTTTGGTATAGAATAAGCTTGTTCTAAAGTTATAATTTTTACACCTCTATCAATCGCATACTTTTTAAAAGATCGTTGCCATGTATCAATTCCATTATCAGTGCTGTTTGGTAACGCCAAAACGTTAATTGAGTGTCGTTTTACAAATTCTAACGATGCGCACGCTATATCATTTTTTCCAGCTATGACAACTGTATCGATCATTATTTAATTTTGGTGGTGTATCTTTAATTATTGGTGATTAAATCAAATTTTTTATTAACGATTTCGAGACTTCGCGCAATATCTAAGGGATATCCCAGTACATTTTTAGAAAAAAATAATTCTATATTCGATACGATAGCATCCTTCTTCTCGACGAATCCGATATTTTCTATAAAAAACTCATTTGTTGAATCCCATCTGTACACCTGATAATTACAATATACACTCACACTTCGCATTTTCTTTTTTGAAGAATTGCTTACTTCAATATTGAACGATATACCATTCTTACTATTACCGCAAATAAGCACGGACGAAGTGTTTGCGTATGTGACATGAATGGTATCGAGTATATCCTTTGATTTCAAAAGAAAGAACGTGATAATCGATATAGGATGAACGGCTAAATCAGTGACTATGTTTACATCATTTGGTATCATAGATCCATCGTTTATCCATTTCATTTCTATATGTTTAATGCCATTTAACTCACCAAGTCTCTTTATAGCTGTATGTTGAAGCCACGTAAAATCGCAATATAGAAAAACATCGTCTGGTTTTTTAGAAAAAACGTCAAGAATGTCATCTAATGTAATACAAATGGGCTTTTCTATCCATATATCTTTTACACCCATATCAAACAACTCGAGTAATATTTCATGATGAGTACTAGCTGGTGTAGTAACAAACCATTTACCATCCGTAAACTTTATATCAGATATATTTTGAAAATCAGCTCCCACTTCAGGTCGCGGATCGATCGTGATTATTTCGTTATTCTCAAGTTTACTTTTAATAATTTTACCAAAATACCCGAGACCTACTATCACGCACTTCATTATTAAAGATTTGCATCTTATCTTTAATAATGAAAGTACCATTTAATGATTTAAGAAGAATCCACGAACCACTCAGGGAAGAATTTCACAAGTCATTCGACGACGTATTAGATTCATCTTCGTTCGTGGGTGATGTACAATTCGCAGAAAAGTTTAGAACATATACGGGTGCCGAATATTGTATCACGTGTAATAGCGGTACAGACGCGTTATATCTAGCGATTAAGGCTCTTGAATTAAAACCGGGTTCCAGGATTATGGTACCAGCGGTTTCGTATGCAGCTACGGCTATGGCTGTGGTAAATGCGGGGCACGTACCCGTCTTTAGTGACGTGGATGCTGAAACTGGATTAATGTTGTTACCAGACATTTTAGATGATATAGATTGTATAATCGTTGTCCATTTGTTTGGACAAATCGCACACGTCCCGCGTAAATATAATATACCGATCATAGAAGATTGTGCTCAAGCTCATGGAGCTAAATTAAATTCCGAACATGTCGGAATGCGTGGAACTATCGGTTGTTTTTCATTTTATCCAGGTAAGAACCTGGGTGCTCTTGGGGATGGGGGAGCGTGTATTACTAACGACCAGAACTTGGCTATTAAGATGAAACAATACGCAAGTCTGGGTGCACCTATACATAATCGTTATGAACATAATACCGATGGAATAAATAGTAGAATGGATGGAATACAGGGGTTGTTCTTGTCTACAAAATTAAATCATCTCGATGAATGGACGAGGGAGCGAGTTGAAATTGCTAAAAAATATAATGCCACCACCCCCTTTCCTAAGAGGAGTGAACTTGGCGACGTATATCACGTTTTTTATACTTTAGAAAATGATAGAGATTCTTATATTAAGTTTATGAATTCTAATGGGGTACAAACTGGTATACATTACCCAATTGCTTTACCAGAATTAGAATGTTTTAGGGAGTATCATGTCGAATGTAAAAACGCGAAAGTATTTTGTTCGAAATGCGTAAGTTTACCGATGTTTCCGTATATGAATGCTCTTGAGATCATGACTACATTAAAGAGTCATATAGATTATCGCCATCAGGAACTTTAAAATTTTCTCCATCCCAACGATTACATTGTTTTTCAATTGATTTGATATGCCATATAGCAATAGATGGGTCAGCTTGCAAATACATTTTCTTTTTATAACCAACTATAACCTCGTGTAATTCGTTACCATATTTAATTTCGGGTATATTTGGGAAAACGCGGCATATATAATCCGGCCAATTTATCCAATCGAGTTCATTCACTTTAAATGTAGTTGTTTTTAGCCACTCGTCGGTATAACCTGGATGAATATTTATACGAGGAATCATTATGAGATCTGCACCAGAATCTTTGACAGCTGCTTTAATGTTTTTAATGAGTTTTTCTTTTGGCATTTCATCTGGATCTATGATAAATATGTAATCACCCGAACATTTACTTAAATGAAAATTTCTATGTTCAGAAAAGTTATTATCAAAATCTCTTTCACACGTGACTACTTTATTTCCAAAATATTTTATGACATTTTTTACATTTTCGGTGACATGTTTGGTATCAATTAAAATATTTATTTCGTCTTCTTCATCTTTAACTTTTAGCAGAAAAGATACGAGCGAGAATAAATCTTTAGATTCATTACATACGGTTATAGCATACGATAATATCATTATTAAAAGAGTAAATTAATATCTTTAATATGCTTATCCCCAAAACAATACATAAAGTTGTTATTACCGACGACGGTAATTTACCCAAATTACCAAGTGGTATTTCACGTGCGATTGAAAGTTTTTATAGATTAAATCCAGACTACAAGGTTAAATTATATTCACACGAAGAATGTGTCAAATACATCAAACAACATTACGAAGAAGGACCTTATAAAGAATATGGTATACTAAATTTATATACTAAACTAAAACCATACGCGTATAGATGCGATTTAATGAGTCAACTTATATTGTATAATGAAGGTGGATGGTATTCTAGCATGAGATCGGTGTGTTTAGAGCCTTTAGATGTATTAAATACTTTTAATAAAGAGTATTACACGAGTGTAGATTGTCCCCCAAATCAAAGCTGTATGTATAACGCTTTTATTGGATCTGTACCAAAACATCCTATATCTAAAAAAATGATAGATTTGTTAAAATGGAATATAGAACATGATCATTACGGTTTAGATTGTTTGTATCCAACTGGTCCGGGTGCGTATATGAATGGATGTATAGATTACATTAGATCAAATCCAGATAAATGTTTTATAGGTCAACATACGATAGAGGAAGATGGAATAGAATATGTAAGATTTGGAAATAAACGAATTTTCAAGTGTAAATACAACAACGCTCAGGGTGCCGATAATTCGGATATGGGTGGAACCAACAATTACGGTCAAATGTGGTTAAACAGGGACATATATAATTGACATGTATTACATAACCATACCGGCAACTAATTTCACCTTATTTACGTAATATACGTATCCACCTATGAGAACTGCCAGAGCTAGAAGAATATAGTTAAATGAAATTTTCTTTCGTTTCTTTTCCGTTTCTTCTATAATTCTCTCAGCTGTTTCTTTACTTGGGAGTTTATCAACACTCTGATGTAACATCTCTATCTTACCTATGAGAGCGTGTATAGCTTCTAATATCTGGGCTTCTTTTGTTACAGGCTTTTCTTTGTGATTCACTGTAGTCACCTCTAATACCATATACCACGCAGCATCTGGTTGCAGTGTTCTGTAGTCACCGTCATCTTGTTGCTCATATATGGTAAAATGTAGTTTTTGTATAGATATAGGATTAAAGTAGTTTGTCTTGCGATTGAAACTTTTCCATTGTTTATCGCGTAAGACAATTCCATTACTCCCCGTGAAATGCCTCTCCAAAGGTACGCGTGCAAATATCTGTCCATGACGTTCGTCTAACATTTGAGCGACTTGGGGAATATCTGGACAGACTATATCCACAAATTTAGCCACGTTCGTGTTGAGTGTAGCCGTATTTTCTCCTACTTGAGTGATATAAAAATCAACCATTTTTATACCGAGAACCTTACTAAAATCTTCGACGTGTGTATTGGATGTCAGTGATAAATCAAGCGAAAACGTATTGTTCGTTCCGGTGACGTACCTAGAATCCAGTACGATATATTGTACTTTTTTAGGTATATCGTATATCGATTCCATTCTATTATGTTCAAAGAAATAAAAAAACCTAAGTCGATCACATTTTTCCTAAAAATCAAGATGTCTGAAATCATGGAAACTCAACAACCCACCGAGATCGATCTCCTTCGTGCTGAAATTGAAACATTGCGTAAAGAAAATGAAGAGTTAAAATCGAGAGTAAAACCAAAGAAAGTCAAACCCGTCAAGATCAAATGCCCTTTCATCACAGCTAAGGGTGAGCAGTGTCGTAAGTTTTGTGCGGAAGGAATGCAGACGTGTAAGGTTCACTCGAGACCTCTCAAGCCTCCCAAGGAGCCCAAGCCCCCGCGCCCGAAGCGCCAGGCTTGTACCGGTATCAACATCCGCGGGAACCCTTGTAGGCGTAAATGTCTCGAAGGAAAGACGTATTGTGAGAGACACGACCCGGATAACCCAATCGTTCCTAAAAAAACTAAGCGGGCACTCAAAAAAACGACACCCGTACATAACCATCTCCCGGGCGAGAAACCCGAGACGCCTTGTGTGCTGTGTCAGACACACGGTGATATGTTTGATATGAACGTTACCACGGTTCAATATGTTGAAACACCTGGCGAGGATGGAATGACTCTTAGCGAGCGTGTAGCTGAGTACGATAGAACTTAATGTGTATGTAATATATATGAGATGGAGTTTTTACATTAAAATCGTACCTTTTGGTACGTTATTATCTTTATCATCAAACTGCTATAAAAAAAATACTAGATAATATAAATGTTCACACCCATAGGAAATGTCGTATTTATCGTGGGCATGATATTTGCCCCGGTCTACGTCATAGACAAATATTTACCAAAAAAACCAGAACCCATAGCCCCCAAAAACGAAGAGTTTAACAAACCTTTCGTGTTTACAGGAAGGAATAAATACTCACCGAACTTTTCTAAAAACCGTTCGTGATTATTCCATCTATATTGAACGTATACATATGTTGTAATTCCAGATCATTTTTATGTGTATATGTATAGACCTTCACGTTTTTCTTTTTACATTCTAAGATAAACTGGTGATCTAAACATGTCCAATGTATCATCACGGCTGAAAAATTGCGTAATATCATGTCATATTCACTGTGATGATATACAGCTTCAAATGTCGTTCCCTTTTTATATTGATACGGTAAATTGAATAATATCTTACGATTAAAACTACAAAATATTACATTTCTCACGGACTTAAATTTATAAAAAAATCTTAAACTGTCCGCTATGTCTAAGTTATTTCCTTTTATATCCAACAACAATAATACATCTTCTATGTCTGGGATTTTTTCGTATAGTTCGGCTAATGTACATAATCCTTTCTTTTTTATTTCATCATACGTCATGTCACGAATAAATTTATCTTCATGATAAAGATCGTGTGCTAAAACAAGTTCGCCGGTTTCACACATTTGTACGTCTATTTCTAAACCGTCATATCCCCGACCGACAGCTTCTCTGATGGATTCTAAGCTATTTTCTCTATATTTTAACGAAAATCCTCGATGAGCTATACATAACATATCTTATATTATTCAGATAAAATTAAACGAACTTAAAATAAATCGTAGATAACGAATTAGAAAATGTCTCTCGGTCTCGTCGGCCTCGGTGCCATCGGTGGAAACCTCGCAATCAACATCCAAAAGTCTAATAATCTTCATGTTTACAATCGAACACCCGAACAGATTAAAACACTCGAAGATTCGTATGTAAATATTCATGGCCATCATTCTATAGAAGATATGGTTTCTGAAATGGAATCTCCTCGAACTATTATTACAGCACTTCCCCACGGTGAGGTAACAGATTCTGTAGTGAAACAGTTGAGTAAGTCTCTAAGTGAAAACGATACAATCATCGATTGTTCTAACGAGTACTATAGGACGTCCAGAAATCGTGGTGCATATTGTCAGTCAAAGGGGATCAATTATATGGGTGTAGGTCTATCCGGTGGCGCCGAGGGTGCGCGAAAGGGTCCAGCTCTTATGATAGGATCCACATGGGATACATTCAAACAGAACGAACCACTGTTCAAATCAATCGCCAAAAGTTATGCCTATATGGGTGTTGATTATGGCGTTGGTCATTTCACCAAAATGGTTCATAACGGTGTAGAGTATGGTATGTTACAGGGTATTGCCGATGTATTCGCGTACTGCAATCAAGATAAGTTTTATATGTCGCAAGTACTAGATGCAGCTAACGATATTGACATTGACGGTTATCTTTTATCTTCAGCTAGAGATGTACTCGATAGCTATAAAATAAATAAGATTGCGGATGTGGGTGATATGAACAATACGGGTTTGTGGTGTTCGCAAATTGGTTTAGAATATGGAATTCCTACACCTGTTATTAATTCGGCTGTGACTGCGCGATTTACGAGTCGATACATTAAAGCGTATAACGCTTGTCAGCATCTAAACTATGCATTTGATGCGCAAGTAGGAGTAAATGCGTTACGGTTTGTGTTTTCTACCTCTATTTTGGAGGGTTTTGATTTAATGAATACACGACACGTGAAAGATGAAAGTATCAAAAGGGCCTGGTCTTCTGGTACTATCATTGATTGTCCCATGATCGACGGTGATCATCGATCTATTTTGGAAGATACTGTAAATGATGCTAGGATTCTAGTTATGTATTGTAATTCTGTTGGTATCCCATGCCCGGCTATTCAAGCCGCGCTTACCCAATACGATTTTACGCATCAGACGTCGACGTCTATGAAGTTTATCATGGCACAAAGAAATTATTTTGGTCAACACGAAATTATGGAAGCGTGATCCCAGAGATGTCCTATCTCTTCTTCTTTCAAAAAGAATTCCTTATTTTTAATTTTGATCTGCCTGAGTACATTTTCATACGCACAACCACCTTCATTTAAATCCCATAATTCGTTGTTTATTAAAATGTTTTTTTCTTCTTTTTGAACCATTTTGGCCATGTCAGCTTCTAGATAAACACCCATATAGTCCATAGAAATTCTGCATTGTGTGGGGGCTGTACCGTTATAGTCTAAACTTCTGGAAAGTTGTAACACATCTGGTTTGATTGAACTCATTTCTCTTAGTACTTTTTCACGTTTCACGCGCAAATGTTTAGCTATGATAGTAGCAAATAGTAGAACGCAATGACTTTGATACATGTCTCCTATTATACCAACTGTGTCAAAGTAATTGACTCTTTCATTCATATCACCTGTTTCGTATATTTTGATTTTTATACTTTCTAGTCTAGCGGGTGTTCGAATATATTGTAAAATATCTTTACCCAGATAATGATCATTGTATAACACCTTTATGTTATTGGTTTCAATAAAAGATTTGATTCGTTCAAAGTCGTATCTAGAGTGTCCGTGTGGTTTTTCGAGTATATAGGTTGGATCAACTATACCGAGATAAGGTTCCACATTTTCACAAAAGTTATGTGTGGGAATGGCCATGTAAGCGACTATATCTGTTTCATCTTTTAGATGATCCAAGTTCGCTACTTCCCGTCTTGATATCGGGGTGTATGAACACCTCAACTTCTTTAAACCGGGTATGATTCTAGATTGAGCCAGATGGCCCCTGGCACCAAACACTAAACAATGATTCATTAATCACTAATAGTAGACGAACATATTTTTTTTGCGGTGGTTTAAAAAAATAAAGCGTGATTACCATAAGTTGATGCAATGAAATATTGTACCGTGACGTGTTATATGACGAGAGGTCCAGAAATAGAGAGTGACAATCATACATGCGCCGAACGCAAACTTTTAAAACAATTATATAATGAGTGTATGAAGAGTGGGTATAAACCTCATCAATTTACATCGTGGTTACACAGAAAATATGGCGAGTTAATAGTATCGAGAAGAACTATATTTGGTGATAGTATATCTATGCCGTGTGTGATTTGTAGAAAATTTTTACAAAAACACGACGTTAGATGGATGGCACATGACGGGTGTAGATGGGTTCATAGCACAAAAACGGATGATTTGCCAGTTTCTAGACCCACAAGAAAACAGATAGAAACTTTAGGATTTTGTAATTGACCTAAGTTCATCTCGAGATAGTATAAAAGTAAAGATGAACATCTTCTTTCTTTCGCTAGACCCCAAGGAGATCGCAGAACTATCTTGTGACCAACATGTGATAAAAATTCAACTCGAAATCTGTCAGATGTTGTACACCGCGTGGTTCTATTCTGGTGAAGAAGATATCGTACAAGCCAACGCCCCGTTTACCAAAACGAAGACTCGCAGGGGGTACAAGCCCGCCCATAAGAAACACCCCATGACCATGTGGATTGCTTCGAGTTTACAAAACTATTTGTACGCGTGTGACATTGGCATCGCTTTAAGTGATGAATACACTAAGCGATACGGTAAAATTCACACGTGCGCTGAACATTTGTATTGGCTTCGTGATAATCACCCTTCGTTTTTCGAAGAACATATCAGTGATACCGCATACTATTCAACTGAAGGTATTCCAGAGTGTATGCCAGAACAATACAAAACTCCGAATGTGGTTGAAGCATACAGGCAGTATTATATCAATGACAAAGCACCATTTGCGCGATATAAAACTGGATGTCCATCTTTCATTGAGGGGTATGTAAGCTAATCAAGTATTACAAAGTCGTAAAATGTATTTATCTTGTATGTATTCACGAGATCTACGAATTTTCGTTCGTCTTCGTCGAGTGTTGTAAAGTTTAGTGTAGACTTGTGTATGACTTTTTTTAATGGTATGTTTACGTTATCGAAATAATCAAAAAGTTGTTGAATCGCGTCTGGGTGTAACAGATCCATTCCCATCTTAAATTTGGTAGTAGAAAATGTGTACCTGTACCCATCATAGTCGAGAAGGTTTCCTTTAATAAATCGTTCCGTGGGACTCACGGGATTTTTACCTATTCTATCAGATTGATTTTCCGTTTCAAATAAAACGTTAAAACCATGGACGATTTTTTTTAAAAAATTTCGTTTAGAATCTGAAATCGACATTACTATTATACAGAAAAAAATTCTTAATAATAGTAATGATCACCTTAGCAGTGACGATACTTTTGATCGTACTGTTTTTGGTCTTGACACGAAAACAGCGATCAGAGTATTATGAAGAGGGTATAGGTCCGTCGGATATTGAGATGGGTCCTTCAGAAGATGCTCCAGTCAGACCCAGATCTCTCGTTCATAAAATCAAAAAAGGTATCAAAAAAATAGAAGAGAAACGAACACAAGATGTGGAACTTCACGATCTGTTTTTAAAACAGATAGATATGAAAGCAGCTAAAAAACAGGGTGAACAGGACGAAGTTAAAGAGGATATAAAGGTGGGTGTTAAAGATGAGTTAGAATTTATTAAAAAATATACGAACGCGATAAAAGATAAAATTTACGAAAACAAAACGTTACCGGAAGATGAAACGTATGATATAGTGGCAGAAAGTGCCCACGACGCCTTACGGGCTGATATTAACGAACAACTCGTGGTAAAGGGGACAGAATATCAAAAAAGGCAGGACGAGGAACTCGCATTAAAGACGGAACAGAGACGGAAAATGGACCAGGAGGTATCAGATACTCGTATTGTAAAAACGGATTTGAAGACCGGAATTGAAACGTTAAATGTATTCGAATCACAAATAACGTCTGATGCAGAGGCGATAGAGGCTGGTGAACTACCCACAACCGATTTGGGTCAAGAAGTATTAATGTCTAGGGGTGACGAAGCTATCACGACATCAACACCATATACACAGAATATGGCTTCTATATTTGCTAGCGCGAGTTTAGCTCCCGATGGTGGATGGAATGATGGTCAAGTGGCACCCTCGGAGTTGGGAGCAGATGATATTGAAACTCCCGCACCACCAAAAGACAAACCCGAAAAATTAATTCAATTTTCAGAGGTTGGTAATGTTTTTGAAGATTATTATGCTATTCAAGATCCAAATGGTTATTGGTCCGAACATGGTCATAAACCCATAGATCCAGACACTGGTGAATGGAGGAGAGAAAAGGTGCAAATGAAAATTAGTTGTGGACCGATGGTGCAGCATGGATATTATCGTGATTTACATGTTAATGATGAAACCTTTTGGGAAAATTCTAAAAAGGCGGCCTTCAATCTGTTGAGTGTTTTCGGCATGGGCCAAAGCAGCGACAAGCCTTTTGAAGGACCCGGTGGTATGCGTCGTGATTCTCGGTATGCGAAACATTTCTATTCGAGACCTGTAATCACAAAGGGTGGAGGAGGTGGTGCGATCGATGATAAGAGTGACGCATGTTTACCACCACCAGGAGGAGGGGCATATGGTAAGGCGTGGGCCGCAACTTTTGAAGAATGCGCAGACGCGTGTGAAAAAAATGACAAATGTTCCGCATTTTCAATTGATCCTATTTTCGATTCGGAAACAGGTGTGTATAGTAGATCCCTTAGTGAAGATGAGGGTAAACCATTTATGTCACTTACGGCCGGTCCAGATAAAATTGGTGATACCCCTAATAGATTTAAAAATAAGTATTGGTGTAAACTACAAAAGTATGGCGCAAGAAGATTTGATATTGGGACGTTTAGTGGCGAAACCATATTTGCTAAATATGAAGATGGATACTTAAAAGATCCGCTGATAAAAGAGCATATATCTAAAAAGATCGATGCAAATACTTCAGATATAGCTGGTCAAGGTGATTTTGCACACCCCAAATTTCCCCGAACATGCGACGAGTCTCCTTTAAGAAGTGAAGTATCCAAATATGCTGGGGTAACCCCGTGGGCGCCAGAAGAATGGTATACCGGGCCTTATTCCTACAGTGTTAGAGATAGGTCACGCGAGGGGGGAGTCGAAGAGGCGAGTAGGACGTATGCAAAAAGTGATAAACTTAGAAGCGAGTTACCAAAGGCCATTCTAGATACTTATGCACTCCCAGCCGATTCCGCGAGATTCACAAATGCATCGTGGGTGTACCCAGATGTTGATGGAGCTTGTAAAAATGGTGGTAAGAACGAACTTACAGCGTTCCCGGGTAAATTCAGAACAGATGATGAAGCTGATCCAAATACACAGATTCCAATAGGATGTCCCATGCAATTTATAAGTACCAACAAATGGAACCGGGGCGGTGGGCGCGGAACGGATATGGAAACGGTGACTGGTGGCTGGCGTGAATCCAGAGACGAGGCGAAACCAAACCCATTCAATCTCGGATGGGTTAATCATGGTGTCGGGGAAGGGTCAAATGTTATAAGAAATAAAATAAGATCGGGAACGGATGATAGATACGGTTACAGTACATATAATAAAAATCTCAGTGATACACCACTTGTCGGTGATGATTATAGAAGTTTAGTTTTACCAGGTAAAACGGCAATTCCTATCTGCCCCGATGGGTATGCCGTGCGAACCGAAAATCAGCCGTATTGTGACCCAGATACATTAACTCTTTCAACACCATTCGCAAAATGTGAACCCATCTTGGAACAGGGTGGTTGTGTCGCTAAAGAAAGTAAACATCAAAATATATGCAGTTCTCTTACTGAGCGTAAATGTTTGACTACACCTCTTGATGCGGATCAATTAGGAATGCCAAAGTTAGATACTCAGACAAGTTTAAGTAAATTACAAGGTGGCCTCTTCCCCGACGGGCGCGAGTATGGGAAGTGGCCTGAAACTGAGGAGATTACAAATCCATTTTGGACTCAAAGTATTAATGGTAAAATGAGTTCCGAAGTATGTGAATGGAATCCACATACATTCTACGATGGTCAAGTATCCAGAACAGCTGAATACGATGGTAAGAAGTTCTGGATTTTACACAAAAGAGGTCAACGTGGAACGTGGTCAGTGGGACAGCCTTCAAATTTCGAGTTTACAGCTCCCAAATGGAATTGGGATACTGGGGGTTATGATCCTACATATAAAGATTGGGCTAAATTTTTTGATACTAAAGGTAAGATTGTGCTGTATAATATTGATCGTACCGTTAATCAAGATGCCGTAAAGTATCAGGCAGCGGTGCTTGAGAAAATGGGTGGTGATTTTAAACCGACAGAAATACCCGTTATTTATTTTGAGATGGAGGAAATTGATAAATCTTCTAAAGATCTTGCAGAAAAGGCGGCGTTAGGTTTCTTTGGTGATGACGTCGAATAAACAGATCCTGGTTTAACGTATACAAATTTAAGAATGTGTCGTGAGCCATCAGTTATTTCGGAAACCATGTGTGGTGCTCCGTTCGCTCTAACATATAAAATACTATTAGGCTTAGGTTCTAATGACTGTATTTTACCTGTTATCGGTTGTTTCCATTTAAACGTCATATCGGACGTGTTATCTATCGTGTATATCAATTCGTATTGTTCCGGAACATATAATTGTGTATCCGAATGCCAATTCATGTGTCCACCCATACCATACACGCGGTATTCGACTGGGACGTCTACGCTTAATTCGTACCCACGGAATCCTAGTTTAGTTTTAACTTCATCGGAATCTAACAATTTGTATATATCATGTGTTGGATCTATGTAAAAGCATTTCCTTTTGACATTATTAGGAATATCTTCATCAATGAGATGAGAGGTAAATTCTGAACAATCATTTTTTATTTTTTCGTGAACAAATTTTTCAAAAAAATTAGTAGAGTAAAATATTTTTTTATTTTTATACTCAAAAATCAAAAATATTAGAAGCGCCAGAATTAAGATCACGACAAAGAGCTTCATCTTGAAATCACGAAAGAAAAAAACCTAAGTCGATCTCACGTTTTGTAAATTTTCAACTTAAAAATCGACCAACATGGAAGATCTCCAAAGTCTTATGGCCTGCCTCGACGACATCTCCAGCAAGATCGGAGATGGTATGTACTTGGACATGGCTGACAAAATGAAACGCATCCACGACAAACTCAACGGTAACAAACCGTTCCACGAGGACTCTTTCTATTACTCCTCCGACAACGAGGACAGCAACAGTGACGATGACAGTGGCTACGACAGCGACTACAACGAGCGAGCACGCCGACAGGTCACCATTCAACTCATCAGGGATCATCTTCTGGATTATGTGAGGAGCATGCACCAGACGTGGGCGCAACTTCAGGGGTGGGAAAAGGAGGTGAAGAAAGTGATCCCACTTATCAAGCGTATGTCCGTGCTTCGAAAGGCTGAGGCTATCCACGCATTTTGCCGAAAATGTTGTGACAGTGGGAAAGTCGAAGATGACGCAGCCTTGGTTGGATTGCTCCCGCGCGCTGACACTTTTCGCGAAGCCTGGACCTGGAAAAGGCTGGTGGACAACGGTCTTCGTGCGATCGTGATGGAAATTGGAACGGAGGCGGAGATTGAAAAGGCGAAGAGGGGTTTCATGCACTACGACGACCTTTCTCTTGCAACGCTTAAAAAACTTCCCGCGTTTGAGAAAAAGATTTACGACGACTACCAGTACGGGTACAACGAGGAGATTCTTAAAAATCGTCGTGAAGCGAATGCGAAAGTTCGTGAGCATGAAGAATTTATGCAAAGGTGGGAGATGCGCGCGAGGGAAGAGGAAAACAAGTTGAGGGAACTTGGTGCCCGTGTCTATGATCGTGATAGATGGGACGCGGAAGCCCACGATTTTTGGGTGGATGACGTCAATGGACGATTGGTGAATGGTCCTTAAATAATTTAGCACCTAAGTTGTAAGAATATTTGTAAATTTTTTATAAAAAAAATGTCTCAAAAAGAGATTTTACGAGCGATGATGACACAATTGGATGAGGCGGCGGGTGAAATACCCGAAGGTTTCTACCTCCAGTTCTGTGATTATCTTAAGGAACTTCACAAACATATTGAACCAGTTTGTCAACCCGTCGTTCAAAATGTTCCGTTCACACCCCGGGTTCCCGTGGACGAAAATGCGAACGCTCAACAGATTCAGGAAGCGCTTAGTGAATTGATTGAAGAAATGTCGCACCCTCGTCAACGTCGTCAACGTCGTTGTAGCATGTGTCGTGAAGTGGGACACGACTATCGTAGGTGCCCCAATTGGGTTGGTCCACGGACGCACCTGACACAAACACGGATAGCTTAGAAAAATAACACTGTAATATAGTAATGAATGTAATTCAAAATGTAATGCAAATTATAGATAGTGTATCTGATAAAATTCCCGAAAACGTTTACTTAAATTTATGTAACGAATTGAAAAAACTTTACGCGTTTATACCCAATAAGATAAGACCTGCCATGTCAAGATCCAATAGTGGTGTGAATAGTCCTGCGAATGGATTTTGGATACGTTAAATACTTAAAATGATGGCGCGTTATCATAACATGATTGAACCAGAGTATGTTTACAGGTTTATAAAAGCTGGTCTTTCGATCATTTCACTCATGTTCGTATATACCCACCTCATAGGTGGATGCCAAGTATTCGTGTTCTGTTGGAATTTATACATGTTGATGAAGCATGTGTTTTGGTTTATTCTTACCACGAACAGATACTCGTTTGACATAGATTCGACTATACCATTCTTGGGTGTGGAAAACGTAATTACACTAGCGAGTTTCATGTGCATAGCGGGTAATACAGAAGATGGTATGGGAATGAGTAGTTACGAAATTGTCGCGGTAGCGTCGGGTGTTTTGTGGGGTGTACACACGAGTTATATGACGTATATCATTACCAAGGAACAAACGAGTGAACCTTATCATTATTCGGATATTGAAGAAAATTTTGAAATATAAACACCTGGCTTATAGATAATATGTTTATTATTAATAGATGAACAGCCAACCAGTACCAGTAAAACTTTTACCCGCGGGTTCAAATCGCACCCAACTCCTGAAAGATATTGGGGAGAGAAGTGTCAATTTTGATCAGAATGATTACATAGAAAAACTAGCAGGACAAAAGGCAAAAGAAGGCAAAATGACACACGCCGCGATCAGGGTTCTCGCTATAGAGAACGCTTCTGAAATTGCCAAGGGGTATCTTCACGCCAAGGGTATGTTTGAGCAAATCATGAAAGATATTATTGGAACTCGTGGATACATATCGTATCAAATCAAAACTACCAAGAATAACCTCAATATACAGAGAAAGCAGTACCCCCAAGACCATCACGAAAACTTCATCTTAATTGACCAAACTTTTAGAAATGGCTCGGGTCACTACGGTCTCATACACTTACAACACCAAAACGGTAAGGTGCGTATATACGATTCTATGTATGGAGCGGGTGGTTCCGCTTTTGAAAAGGTGGCACAAAAATGGACGAAAACCAATGGGAATATCCTTCCCCCGATGACTACAAAAACTTGGCAACAGCCTTCAGTACGGTCTATATTTGGATGTAAAGCAAAAGTCCGCAACCGCCCGGATGGGAATGTCGACGTTATACAAGTACAACCCTCGGGTGGTTTTGTA